CTGTACTTCTACTCTGTATTACAGTCTGTGCTCCAGCATCTATTCAGCAGCCTGTACTTCTACTCTGTATTACAGTCTGTGCTCCAGCATCTATTCAGCAGTCTATACTCTAGTCTCATTCAGTAGCCTGTACTTCTACTCTGTATTACAGTCTGTACTCTAGTCTTATTCAGCAGTCTATACTCTAGTCTCATTCAGCAGTCTATACTCTGTACTAGTATAGCAGTCTATACTCTAGTCTCATTCAGCAGTCTGTACTCTAGTCTTATTCAGCAGTCTATACTCTAGTCTCATTCAGCAGTCTATACTCTGTACTAGTATAGCAGTCTATACTCTAGTCTCATTCAGCAGTCTGTACTCTAGTCTCATTCAGCAGTTTGTACTCTGGACTAGTATAGCAGTCTGTACTCTGGACTAGTATAGCAGTCTATACTCTAGTCTCATTCAGTAGCCTGTACTCTGGACTAGTATAGCAGTCCGAGTTCTGCAAGAACTCGCGAGCTGTCGCGACAGCTCGGTCTGTACTCTAGTCTTATTCAGCAGTCTGTACTCTAGTCTCATTCAGCAGTCTGTACTCTGGACTAGTATAGCAGTCTATACTCTGGACTAGTATAGCAGTCTGTACTCTAGTCTCATTCAGCAGTCCGAGTTCTGTAAGAACTCGCGAGCTGTCGCGACAGCTCGGTCTGTACTCTAGTCTCGTCCAACAGCCTGACTATCTATACAGAAGACAGTACCATAAGTGCCATAGATCTAGTGAATGACCCTTAAAGAGAAGAGTCTCGTGTCCAGTCCCTATACAATCTACATGTAGATGGTACTCTATGTACTATGTATATTGTAATACTGATTAGGGTATAGAGTGGGGAAATGGATAGTAATAGTGTTGTATATAATGGTATAATCAAGGGACTGACATACGAAGAGGACTTCATCAGTGAGGAGGAAGAGCAGGAGCTGATAGAGACTGTCAATGGATTAGAGTGGACTAATCTGCTGAAGAGAAGGGTACAGCATCATGGTTACAGCTATGACTACATCAAGAAGAAGATAGAGAAGAAGGGTCCATTACCTAAGGAGTTGCAGGCTATAACTGAGAGAGTGAGTAAGCATCTACTTGAGGATGGTCAGCTGTTCAATCAGATCATAGTTAATGAGTATCTCCCAGGACAGGGTATAGCAGCCCATACTGATCTGTATCAGCTAGGAGATACTGTAGCATGTATATCATTAGGCAGTGCTGTAATCATGGACTTCAGCCATATGAATGGGCACTTCTACTCAGTACAGCTCAATAGGAGATCCCTATTAGTCATGAGAGATGACGCCAGATACGTGTGGAAGCATGCTATAGCTAGTAGGAAGAGTGACATATTACTACTGGATGATGGTACTGAGAAGAGAGTGAAGCGCAGCACCAGAATCTCTATCACATTCAGGCTAGTGCCTACAGACTGATAGTGTGATGAATAGTGCATATAATAGATGACCAGTATGGAGTGAATGACTGGTATGGAGTATATGGTCAGTATGTGAGATGGATGAATACTGATAGATACGTTAGTAGTACAGCTGTACTACTAACGAGATGGAGAGTATACTATTGGATAGACTTATAGTCAGGATGTACAGTACTATAGTATATATAATTGACAGAGAGTGTATACTGTATAGATGATCATATAGAGGCTGTTCTTCAAGTAGATAGTGAATAGATACTTATATAGGGACTGCCCTGGAGTATTGGGTGTATAACAGCTGTACTATGAGGGTATAGAGCTCCGTAAGAGGATGGAGACAGTATAATACAGCATCATATCATTATAGTAGATAGTAGTTAAAGGTGTAGGATTCATACTAGAAAACATGACTACAACCGTAACAACAAGAACAACTACAACACCTAGAACAACCACCACGAATAGAACAACCATTGGGGTGACATCGTCTTTTAAGCGTGACTGTAAGCTACGCTTCAGCAGCTCTAAGAGAAGGTGTCATCCGATAACTGTAGAGAAAGCCTACTATAATCCCTTTGCCGTGCATACTGGCATTAGGAGGTCTACCCGTGAGGACTGCACTGTATGTCTATCATCAGAGTATAAGATCTATTCCTGTCCCAGTTCCAAGAACTGTACAGGTGATAAGTGTATACACTGTATAGAATACTATGCTGATCTTACTGGTAGTTGCAGCTGCTCTACATGTGGATATGTCTATACTATTGGGGACTTGATACTACTGTATGGGAGAAGTGTATCGGACAGTGCTCTCTTTGACTACAAGATGAAGACTTACTGGTCTATGTACGATAAGTATCTTCCTAGGACTGCAAGACGATTGGCTATGGCTAGAAGACTGGCTGATATGGTCGGTGTGTCTGTAGATGATGAGCAGATAGGTAAGCTGCTCCTCTCTTCAGATGACTATATACAGTCCAATTATATAGCCGATGTTGATCATCTCTACCAGGATATATGGAGAGATCTCTTACAGTCTGAAGAGGATACTAAGGTCGTGGATAGATGCAAGAACTGCCATAATGACATAGTCGAAGTGAGTTATAGCAGAGTAGGAGGAGCAGCTGACTATACCACCTACGATTGTGTACACTGTACTAACAGACTCTGTAAGAGCTGTGGTGTAGTGTACGATCGTACTAGACAGTTCCATCGCTGCACTAGAGATGACATCAAGAGCTTTAGGTCTATCACTAGCAATAGTAAGAAGTGTCCTACCTGCTATGTATATGTTGTTAAGAGTGACGGATGCGATGATATGTGGTGTACTAGCTGTGGAACTACATTCGATTGGGAGACTGGCAATGCAATAACACAGCCTAGACACAACCCTGAACACACTGACTTCTTAGTCAGGCTCTATGATGGAATCTCTCTTAGATCAGCAAGACACGGCTTCATAGAAGTGAGTTGGTATAGGTCATCCTATATCAGCCCGGCCAATGATATAGCACGGAACCATTTCAAATATACCTACGATGAAGATCATATCCTCGAGAAGGCTGTGCTATCCAATATAGTGAACCACATATTGGACGTAATAGACACTATAATGGACATAGACGATGACCTACAAGAAGCTACGGAGATACATATGAAGCACGGAGAAGACATCAGAATAGCCTACCTACTAGACAACGATAGAGAGAAGTACAACACAGCCATGCGTAAGCTAAGTATGGGCATGTTCTATAAGAGATATGTCTGTAGTCTACTACAGGAGATGAGAGTGGAGCTCATTAAGAGAATACGTATACTGAAGGGAGAGATCAAGATAAAGGGTGAGTACACTGCAGAGTATCTCTATAAAGGATACTGCCTCGTAATGGCCAACTACATAGCAAAGATAGAGTCTATACATAAGTATCTGCCCGTAGATGCTGACCAGAGAATAGACCTATATCGCTTAATCTACGAGGATAGTAAGAGAAAGAGCTACAGCTACTACGACCGTAATACTGGAGTCATAATACCCTGTAGATACACCATATACAACAAATACGTATCAGATCGTATACCCCAGTACCAGAAAGACATCATAAAGCGTAAACTAGACTCCTACACTAAGTAGACAACACCCTGTATATACAATCATAATACTTGAGGGGACTGCTACAGTCTCCAACATAAGTATTATGATTCTCCCCACTCTGTACTATATCTGTACAGCTATCTCTTCCTTAGCACTATCTCCCCTTACAGACAGCATCTCTTCCCTAGCACTATCTCCTCTTACGTCAGCATCTTCCCCTACAGTCGCTGCTAATCAGACTAAGACAGCACTATCTCTATGAGAACTCCATACTATTAGACAGTACTATACATCTATACTACTAGACAGTACCACTCTAGTGGTTGTATACAGCATGATACTGTAGGAGTACTGTACAGTATTTGATACCCATGGAAATGACAGATATGATGCTTGGAGTATTGGGTAGATGGCCTATACTGATGGATATCATGTCAGATACTCACTTTGAACTGGTGAAGAATGGGCAGATGCTCAAGAGTATAGAGCTGTACTGGAAGAGGAATACATCCTTCTTCAATCTGAGGACTAAGAATGGTAGTAATACTGATGAGGTGATAGATGAGCACTACAGAGTACTGGCTGCATGTGGTGACATATGCTCTATAGATCAGATGACTGTCTACTTAGATAAGGTATCTGCACTGTATGACTATGTACTCTTCGTACCGGGCAATCATGAGTACTACGGACAGGAGATGAACAGTATCAATACTGCACTAGATGACATCAACAAGCAGTACGATAATGTGCACATCTTCATCCCAGGTAATGAGAGGCTGCTCCTTAGAGATGACCTGATGATACACGGGACTACTCTGTGGGCAGATGTATATAAAGGATGTAGAGTTAACTCTAAGAGAACGCCCATCAGTATAGGTAACAGACTGCTCAACTATATCGATATGAACAGCCTGTATGATTACGCAGTAGAGCAGCTAGACAATACTATAGCTATATCGGCTGACAGATCTCTAGATACTATAGTACTGACCCACCATGCACCTACACTATCAGTCAGGAATATCTACTACAGTAATGACCACTGTGGTTACGTAAGTGATCTGACTTATCTCCTAGCTGATCCACTAATAGCATGGGTGTATGGACACACTCATTCTAATATAACTACTACAGTTAATGACGTACTGATCACTAGCAGTCAGTGGGGATCTCCCAGGAATATAGTGAAGAATGGACTCATAGTATAGAACAGTCCGAGTTCTAAGAGAGAGTACAGACTGTACTCTAGCCCAGTATAGTGAGAGAGCAGACTGTACTCTACACTAGTATATTGAGAGAGCAGACTACTGTACTCTAGCCCAGTATAGTGAGAGAGCAGACTGTACTCTACACTAGTATATTGAATAGATCAGACTACTGTACTCTAGTCCAGTATTACAGTAGGATAGACTATACTGCGTATCTACTATATATTACGTATACTACAGGTAATATATGAGCATATCTACTCTAGTAGAGATGTAGTGATATTCATAATAGTCTTGATATGAGCGGGTACTATATCTCTAGTATTGCAGTATACTGTATAGTCCTTATACTTGATGGTGCAGAGATATCTATAGGAGGTGAAGCTGTCATATAGATAGGAGAATGACTGCTCTATATTGGAGCATGCATCTAATAGTTCAGTCACTGTACTAGAGGGCAGCTCCAGTACTTCTATAGGTATACGATTGTATGCATTACTGATGATGACAGTACCATTAGTGCTGTACTCTACTAAGTGAGCAGACTGTTCTACTGTAAGGAATGTGGTCATTAAATAGGATGAATACTAGACGTGTTAAGAGAAGAGATAGTACAGATGATCTGTCTGATACTTTGAATGGTGAGCATGATATATATAACGAGTGTAGTATCTGTAATGGATACCATGCTACAGCTCAGGAGAGGGAGAGGACCAGTAAGGTAAAGGACTTAATGGTACTGTTAGTCAGTCCACTCGTAGTATACATAGCAGTATGGTTACTAGCTATGTACTTTGATACTGATCTTGAATCCTCATGGGACTGATCTGCATTATACGTGGAGTAAACAGACAGACAGTACTGGATAGAATGGAGAGCAGCAAGTCTACCATTACACTTACCTTTGGTGATGTGGCTGAGAATCATACTGGTATGGAGAGGATAGGCAGCAGATTAGAGAGTGGACTGTCAGTAGCTGATGTTAAGGCTATACATAGGTATATACTGGAGCAGTATGGACTGGACGATGATCCTGATAGTAGCGGCATAGAGCTGATCGATCTATTCAAGGAACTGAATGTAGTAGACTACCAGGGTGAAGGCGCAGTACTGCTCATCATAACAGATGGTGTACAGCTACTACTTGGAGATGGTGCAGCTGACGATCTACTCAATGAACAGACTGCATTACCTTACGATACTAAGGCCTGGCTTAAGGGTAGAGTAGTCAATAAGAAGGCCAGGTATAATCTCTGCTTCTCAGATGAGGACAGTCCTCCCAACTATCAGGAGAAGAAGGGTACTGTTATAGGATACAGTCAGGTACCTGTACTCAATAAGCTGAGACTTAAGATCATAGAGATAGTCAAGAACAGCCTGAATACTGACATAGACTTGAAGGTAGAGAGTAACTACTACTATGATACTGAGAAGTGCTACATAGGCTGGCATGGAGACACTGAGAGAAGAGTAGTGATAGGCTGTCGACTAGGTGCAGAGTATCCACTCTCATTCAGATGGTATCACCACAAGAATCCTGCATCTAGTACTATGACAGTACACTTACAGCACGGAGACATATACATCATGTCAGAGAAAGTGACTGGTCACGACTGGAAGAGACCCTCTATCTATACCCTTAGACACTCAGCAGGCACTGTGCCATTGAAGAAGTAGGCCATCTAGTGTATATATTACTCATATAAGCCGGGTAATATATACTCCCATCTAGTGCGTATCAGTCTGAATACTGTACTCCTACTTAGTCTGTATTACTCTTCAGTATGAAGTACTAATTAGTAGACAGATCTGAGTAGTATGTATTAGACAGTCTGGTCTCTGTACTAGTCAGTTACTGTAGTACTGATCGGCATATAGTATACAGACTGATAAACGAGATGGAGATAGGAACTATACTAGGTATAACAGCAATAGGAATAATAGTGATAGTACTAGTAGTAGGATAAGTATATCTGAGCTGTATACGAGGAGGAGAGTACAGTGATGGATATGATACTGTAGATGATGTTCTGTAGTGATGATCAGGATACTACAGTCTGTGTATATAGTCATAGGATGGAGATATGTATGGCGACTGCTCACTAATCTATGACAACAGTGTACCAATAGTACATGTACAGCTCTGCCTTAGTCAGTCTGTCACTAACTGGATTGACTACCATGAGTTCTAGCTTATCGATCAGAGTCTCTACGTAGGGCTTACTAGGCTGCTTATTCAGAGTATTAGCAGCTGTCTTACGCCCAGAGTCTATTGCACCTCTCATGAGGATAAGGTCCACTCACTACATTATAAGTCACTATATACTGATAGATCTCCTCTACCATAGCACTTATAGACTGTATGTGTATGCTCATTTACACTAGTGGTAAACATATGGACAAGCATATCGTTACTAAGTGCTGTAATGCAACCGTTAAGAGGACTGATATAGTAGACCGATTGAGTAGATCCACTATGCTCTTCTGTATAAAGTGTACTGCTAAGTGGACAGAGGAGATACTGAACGATACTGTTGGAGAGGACAGTACTGACTTCATAGTGGATAAGCAGACTAATCTACTAGGAGAGATAGTGCATATGAGGACTGTACTCAATGATAGAGTCAGAGCTGTACTACTAGATGAAGGATTGATCAGTAAGGAGGATGCTGCTAAGAATCTACAGGATATTAGTACAGACAGTCCCACAGTAAGACGACTGATAGATAACTTCATCAGTACTGATGAAGAGAGGGACTGTACCTGGTTCTCTACTGAACACTACGTCGCAGAGTACGAGTCATTCACTAGATATCATGATGATACTGGCTACACAGAGTACAGCTTATTCAAGGAAGATACAGAGGTAGACAGACTGCTCTATGATAGACTGCTCACTAGTATACTAGGAGATGGAGTACATGACAGATGCTGGATGTGCAGGTATATACTAGTCATACCCGACGGTATGTACTGTATCAGATGTGATCACTGTAAGGCTAATGTCCCAGTAGATCTCGTGAAGCAGCTCTACGACTATGATGATGTCTTACAGCCATGGTATGATGAACAGTAGAGATACAGCTTAGGAGATGGAGAGGAACTGAAGGGAGAATAGTGTGTAGATATATCACCAGTATAATAGGGTGATATCTCTATTGACAGAGTACATACATAGTACAGCTATACTACTAGATCAGCACGTACTAATGATAGATGCTGTACTACTGGACAGATCCCTCATACTGATGGATATATGCACTGAACTAATCTACTGAAGGGATGCATTGATATATAACAGCTGTACTACTAGACAGATCTATGCTATACTACTGAATATAGAGCAGCTGCATTACTACTAGATACTGTGCAGATATAGAAGCTGTCTATCATATGGATATACTAAGTAGATGTATAGATGAACAGCAGCTGGACCACTAGATGGATCGATCGTACTACCAGATAGAGCAGCTGTACTACTAGATGGATCGATTGTACTACTAGGCAGATCCACTCTATACGTAGGAGTATAGGGACTGTACTACTAGATAGTGGCAGATATCATCGAGGGAACAGTGTGATATCTGGTGCAGTTATTGACTACAATAAGTACAGTACTGTAGAGGAGATACTCAGTCAGTACGATATAAGCGAAGTAGTATGTAGAGACTGTAAGGGAGCAGACCCATTAGCTCGTCAGTACTGTGAGCAGTACTCCATAGTGTGTAAGGTATTTCCTGCGTATTGGAATCTATATGGTAGAGCTGCTGGCCCTATACGTAATAAAGTGAAGCGACTTAATAGTCGCACGTGATGTATATACGTCACGGTGATAGAGTACGTAGGAGATGATACTGTAGTAATCGCCTTCGATGCTAGTGGTAAAGGTACTGCTTCTACTATAGGTATGGCTAAGAAGAGAGGACTAAAGATAGTGATAGTAGACTGAAGTGCCTGTCTTCCCTAGTACAATCTCCGGACTGTGTCCCTTCACTATCTCAGTATATAATGTATATATCAGCTGCAGCTAATATATTATCTACACTGAGCTATAGGAGTAAGAGTGGAGTCTGATCTCTGTAGTATACAGTGCTGTTACCCAGTCTGACTCTGGCAGATACAGTAGAGCAGATATATATCTGCTCATGGGACTGTATACCGTACAGTATACACCACTAGTAGTGGGATACAGCCTGGACAGTATGGAACTGTCTATGATAAGTACAGTGTATAGATATAGACTAGACCATTGATCATACTGCGGTAAATGCATACTGTATATGGAGATACAGAGATAGTATTCGCCATCTGTACTATAGTATATGCAGTATTTACTATACTGTCTGCGTACATCATCTCCCTATACAGTACGAGGTACAGTATAGCTACTTGTGTCAGTCTCATACACTACATAACAGTATCTATACTGGGACTGTTGCTATTACTGCTCATGCTACTGGATGGATTGTAGCTACACCTCTACTGATCATCTATCTAGAACAGTACATGTACTGTCCCTCTTGTATATGGTGTAATATATCAGTACAGCTGCTATATTACTCGTACTATGCTCTAGTATAGGTGGAGGACAGTATGCATACTGTCTCTCTTGTATACTGGTTCATTCTCTAGTAGATGTAGTGGACAGATCCATAAGATTATGGTACTGTACATGAGATGGATCCATACTGTCTATTCTACTAGACGTAGAGCTGATCAAGCTGTCTCTATTAGTCAGTCTGCCTACATTATTCGTACTGTACTGTAGTAGATGCTGTAGTATAGAGTCAGTCTAGTAGAAGTACTGATCCCTGATAGTATGAATAATATAGCAGCTGTATTATACTAGATTTACAGCTTATTGCCTGGGATACATCCTGGACAGTATTAGTACTGTCTATCATAGATGTATAGTACAGTTAGTAGATATATGTAGTAGACAGTCTGTATATAGATGTAGATCAGTATAGTAGCTGTACTGCAATCTATATGAGTACTACACTGTAGAATGTACATATGAAGATAAGACTGATCTACTGCGTATATCTCAGTATCTTGAGGAACTGATCAACTATACAGACCACGATGTTAACTGTAGACTGGAACCAGTATACTATCACACTATCTATCTACACTCAGTCTAGACACTAATACTATGGATGAATGGCAGCAGATACTAGATAAGAAGTATCCTCCTACAGATATAGATACTATTAAGATACTGCACTGTATACTAGTAGACAGTAAGAGGAATCTCTACCTATATACTAGAGGTGTACTCTGTACTATGTCCTCTGGTAGCTGGAGAAGATGCACTACTTATCCAGATACTCTAGATGTAATAGCCATACAATACGTAGACGAATCATCCCGTCTGTACTTACCAGTGGACCATATATAAGTCCGTACAGTATATACCTTCTCTACACTATACTACTAGAATAGAGCCCATATCTGTCCATACATTATACCTCATAGTACGATATAATGTATCATCTCATGCACTATGATTGCATAGTAACAGTCCATCTATCAGTCTATAGTACAGACTGCTTGACAGTACTATAAGTCAGTCTTACATCTGTACTCCAGAATCAGTCAGTCTATCTATACATTATACTGTACTACGCAGTATAATGTATGTACATATCAGTCTGTCTCTATCCTGTAATCAGTCTACATTTACCATACACATCAGTATTCCACTGCTGTGCATCTGTCGTCGCTGTCATATCTGTCGCATCGCTTCTCTCTGCTCTCAGTATTCCAGCTCCTCGCATCTGCTGTGCATCTGTCGGAACTCTCGTTAATACTCGAGTTCCTCGTACACCTCCATTGCATGCTCTATCTCGTCCTCTTCTGCATACTCTACATCTTCACGAACTCCTTCAGCCTCTGTATTGGGTGCACCTCTAGCAGCGTTGAGTCTGCCCACTATACGACGCAGATTAGCGAAGGTATTGACGTGACCCATTGGAGTACGGACAGCTGTCATTCTCTCAGCATCCATACCATCTCCTCCGTACATTGGCTGGACCAGTCTGCCATCAGGATTGACTATATTGCCGTCTCTAGTGCGCACATTCTCTAGTACTCTGGTCATCTGGTGACTGAGAGATCCAGTGTCAGGTGTACCCATCATCATGACTACTATGTCGTCTCTAGCGTTGATCTGGTTGAAGATCACTTCCTGTGGAGTCAGACCTTCAGTATAGGAGTGCATCACAAATCCTCTAGCACTGGGACTGTTATCTCCTGGTCTATAGTATATAGATGCTCTAGTATTGTCAGTCAGCTGCATCTTCATTCTAGTACCTTGACTGTATCTCTGTCCTACGAAGGCAGTCATAGTACCGAACTCTGTATTCTTACCCTTAGCTCCAGAGTCTATCATGGTCACGAACCTATTGTCCTGCGGAGCATTATCCTTATTGTACTTGAACAGTCTCTCTGTATAGTTACTGATCACATCTATTATACGCTTCTCAGTATACCTACGTTCCATCTCATTAGTAGACTGACTGGTCATTAGCAGTATCTGTGCAGACATAGCATCCAGTTCCTCATTGATGTGTTGCCTTACAGACTCATCTATCAGTGTATCTTTATAGCCTACTGAGAAGCCTCTTCTACTCAAGTATCTAGTAAGGAGGAAGTATACATCTGTAATGAAGTCAGCTGCTCTCTGGTCTCCAAAGTCAAGTAGTATCTGCTGTATGATGGTATCTCTAGCATGTCCTATGTGATTCTTACCAATGATACCCTCTAGCAGTATACCATCTACTATCACTACATCATTCTTCTTATAGTACAGACCTGCAGGTAGAAGTGCACTGAATACCATCCTATAGGAGATCAGATCTGTCACTCCGAGAGCAGATGCTCTCTGTCCTAGAGTAATGAGGTCTGTCTTATTAGTGATGACTGAGAGCAGGTCTCTGAACTCCTCTACTGAAGGCTTCTCTGGATTCATCATCATTAGGTAGATACTGATTAGTCCATCATATACTACAGCCATAGCCACCATATTGTTACGAGGGTCCATGATGTTCATTCTGCTGGATACATAGTTAGCTACTTGATTCATAGCTTCAATGTCAGTAGGAGCATGTACATTGACTTCATCCCCATCAAAGTCCATGTTACGAGCAGTAGTCTCAGCCATATGACATGCGAAGGTATAGCCCTCTCTCAGTCTGATTCTGTTGCCCAGCATGGACAGCTTAGTCAACACAGGCTGTCTAAAGGACAGCACATAGTCTCCATCCATAAGCTGTCTCTCTACTAGATCTCCCGGCTGTAGTACAGTACTGTATCTATTCTTATCCATGATAGTGATCTCATATATGCTTTTAACAGGATCACTCAAGGGCCTGTACTTAGTGATCAGTCCCCTCCTTAGGTACATATTCAGTCTGCTGATATTAGACTCAGTGACAGTCTCAGTCACTGTCATTCTCCTAGCCAGTTCCCTTGGGAAGCCTATCTCTCCGAATCTAAGAGTGGGATCGCAGACTACTACTGATCTACCAGAGTTGATGATGTTCTTGCCCAGTATCTGCCCTCTAATGACACCATTATACTTGTCAGTTATCTTGACCTTGATGCTGATGTTATCCGTCATAGTATGGTCATTAGGCCCTCTGAACATCAGATTGTATACAGCAGCTGACAACTGTCTGGTGTCCTTAACAGTAGCTGTACTTCTTGCTAGTGCATTGTTAGCCTCTATCACTCTCCTATACAGCTCTGTAAGTACACTGGACTTCAGCTCTCCACTCTCAGTCATGGTAGGTGGCCTGCTACATGGAGGAATAACAGGTATACCGAATAGTACTAAGTTACGGGGATGAGATCCGCCCTTGAATCCGAGCAGTTCTGCATCTTCGTTGGATATGATGTTGAATATGTTGTAGATCATACGGGCTGTAATGGGAGTCCTCTTCTTACCATTGTAGTAGAAGTGTGCGATATTGTCCACTATCTCACTCTTGATCTCTCTCATTCTGACACAGTTAGTGCCATAATAGCATGTCTCAGCTGCCTCACTTCTCTTCGCAATCAGTGCTAGTCTTCTGGACTCATCCTGTGGAGCATTAGCTACTATATCTCTGACAGTATTCCTTGCTAGTACTAGACTGCCACATGTACTACAGACTGACTTCAGTATATTGACTATATCCGTTACGAAGTACCTAGCTGGGTGCACTATAGGCTCTGCGAACTCTATAATACCGAAGTGTCCAGGGCAGGTATCTATACTGCCATGACAGCTCTTACAGTGAGAGTTATAGTCAGATGTACCTGTCAGCATACTGTTGATACTGTCGTAGTTACCGTCATTGATGTTAGCTATTCTGACTCTGTTACCATTGACTAGCTCCTCCCATGAGAACAGCCTGAATCCTATGTTCTGTATATCGATGGATGGACCCTGGAAGAACTTACGTATAGCCTTGTTGATCTCCTGAGTGTTACGTCTCTGTTCATCATTCAGTCTTCCTATACCAGTACTTATGGATGTAGGTACAGTCCTCTTACCTCTCCTATTGAGAGAGTACGTCTGTATCTGTTGTGCCATTATATATTTTACCAGGGTATCAGATAGGAAGTATACCTTTTATGACCGAGTCATTTTATAGTGTACTGTCCTCTAAAGATGGAAGTACGAAGGCCAGTGCCTAATAGAGGACCGCCCAAGGTCAAAGGCAAGAGAGGTACTGTCCACAGTACTGTACCTTCACCTGCTACTTCAGTCAGACCCACCACTGATACAGATAACAGGAATGGCACTACACTGAGGAGACAGCGTAGACAGCCCAAGACTCTCCCTAATGAACAGTCTACCGATAACACGAGAGAACAGACCAGGAGTACGGGGACTGATACTGGGAATAAGACCAGGAGTACGGGGACTGATACTGGGAATAGGACTGGGAGTGTGAGAGCTGATACTATAGAGCAGCCAGTCTATACCATTAACAATCGTAGAGTAGATAGGCGTAAGATCCGTAGCATGAGGCTTAATAAGAACAACATCAGTCCCAACTCCTCACCTAGAATACAGTATGATCAGGAGAGTAATCAGAGCTCAATATCTAATGTAGGGATAGAGGTGATAGACAGATCTGTACAGAAGACTGACCCTAGAGATGGAAATGATAGAGGCAGGACTGATAAGAGTAAGAGTAGAAGAGACAGTACTCTGCAGAAGAGTAGTAGGAGTAATAGACAGAGAACTGATAGCAGATTAGGTAGGAGAGACAGTACTGTACAGAGTAGGAGAGACAGTACTAGTAGAAAGGGTAGTACTGTGCGGAGAACTGACAGGAGTAGACGTACTGAGAGGAAGAGTAGAGATAGAAGGAGTAGCACTAGTAGAAGTAGGAGTAGAGATAGGAGGAGAAGTCGTAGTATCAGTAGATCAGACTCATCATCTGAAGTTATAGTACTGAGTAGCTACGATAGTGGTAGTGATAGTAGAGAACTGTCTCATAGTACTGATGATGAGGATAGTGTGAGTGGTAGTACAGATGATGAGGATAGTGTGAGTGGTAGTACTGATGATGAGGATAGTGTGAGTGGCAGCACTGATGATGGTAGCAGATACTCTGACAGTACTGAGGAGAGTATGAGCAGTCATAGAGATATTACACTGGATAGATTGGAGGATGAGCTGAGACAGAAGTACGTCAGAAGAGTACCAGTCAAGCTACGGAAGGACATCAACTTCGAGAGGTTCAAGAGGAATAGGAAGGTGGTGGAGAGGCTGTGGCATGAGGTCAGAGCCAAGTACTATGCACTATTCAATAGAGGTAAGCAGTACAATCTGCACCCCATCATGTCAGCTACGTATAATGCAGATATTACACAGATGAGTACTAGGGAGGTACTGACCCACTTGAATGAGATGTACATAGCATATAGGGAGCTGAAGAGCATAGTGGATAATGAGTTCATGTACACTCTAATTAAGAGAGGACTGGTCCTGATGTATAAGCTGATCTGCTGGGCGATAGACAGTCTGTGGGGATATAATACTAGAGAGGCTATGAATGCTATACTAGCTAACATGGACATGCATGATGCGCTGATCAGGCAGATCAAGTTCGGAGAAGGCGAAGGAGATCCCTTCTCTGTCACTAGTATACCCGTAGGTATCAGACTGATGGCATTCGTGGTAGTCAACATAATTATAGTCTTCGTGATAGCTAAGTTCGAGACCATATCTAATATGCTGCGTACACTAGGAGTAACCAAGGATAAGCTGGCTACTGGTCTTAGTAATACAGCTGGATCATACGCTAATGATGGCTCAGTTACTATGGCTGACTGGATGAATGACGCTATCGGACTGGTCACTATGTTCACTGGAGGAGGTAGTGATAGTACAGCTGCTCCTCCTCCGCCTGGTCCAGCTCCTAAGCAACAGTATCCTCCTCAACAGTATGGGAATATGCCCCAGCAGAATCCGTATCAGTACGGACCTATACCTCAGCAGTACGGACCTATACCCCAACAGTATAGTACTGTACACCAACAGTATCCACAGCAGTATAGTACTGTACCTCAGTACGGTGGACAGCAGAGTAGTCATCAGTACGGTGGACAGCAGAGTAGTAAGCTGCAACAGAGCAGTATGGACCAGCAGTCTAATAGAGAGAGACAGTCTGTCAAGATAAACCATGGAGTCAGTCTGGATGATATAGATGATGAGTAGTGCATTATATGAATAGGAGTATGATCATATAATGGGGGTATACTGTGGAAGTATATGGCTTAGAAGAATAGTGCTGTCTTCTGGTAGACTAGTACCTTGTATATCTGTACTATCTCCCAGTTGTCAGCTGGGAATGTGCCATCGGGTCTGAAGTTGACTATCTTCTTCATGAGCTCGAGCTGATCTACTGTACGATCACTGCTCTTATAGTAGTCGGTGAAGTTCTGATCTAGTATCAGCTCCCATCCTAACTCCTGTACTCCAGCATTCAGCTCTGACACATCTACTATATATTCAGGTAGATTATCTATAGCATCCTCCAGATAGAACGAGTATCTCATGGGCCTGTCATCTGTACCTTCATCTAGTACAGTTATTCTGTACAGCTCATTACCGAACTCGTTAGTGTTCTGCAGTCTCCTCCTCAAGTATGCAGCATCTGGTACTGTGATGATTGCATAGCCACCCTCCTTAAGCAGTGCATCCATATTATCCAGTACAGTGTAGAATCTGTCCCAGTCGTCTAATAGGTAGTGTAATGCAAACTGTATACTAACCACCGAGACATTTCTGTTATTCATCACATTGGCTATATCATTTACTATATTAGTACCTATATCTGCAGTCATCGTACGTACTATCATAGTATTATTCCTTATGGATGCAGCTCTCTCTTGTGCTTCTCTGATGGACTCCTCTGACAGATCTATTATGAGTAGTTCAGCTGCACCTGCATGCATATACTTAAGGATATCTCCACCTCTTCCTCCAGCGAAGTCTATGACTAAGTCTCCAGGCCCAACGTACGTATTGATCAGTGTACTCTTCACCCAGTTGTTGAAGGATCTAGCGTATCTGACTCTAGATTCAGTCAGTGGAACAGGCTGCTTACTATCATAATGCTGCTGTACAGTCTTCACTGTACCCTCTTGATGTGCAGTAGGTGGTTTCCTGTACAGTGAGTAGGACACTCCTCCAGGACTACTGGTAGTGATGTCAGTATATACATAGCCTATACTAGATAGCAGCTCTGCAGTATTAGGTACTGTACTCGATACTGTTGGTAGCTGTCTCTCCTCTGCAGTAGGACCAAAGATGTAGTAGTCGAAGATACTGATCGCAGCATTAGCAGACATGACTACTACATAGTTACCTGGTCTCTGTCTATTGTATATGGACTCTATATCCATACTGTCTATGAATGCGCTGTATACTACTTCAGTGTTATTGCTAGTAACGCTGCGTGTATCGTTAGTGATACTCCTTAGGTACCGATTAGTGTATCTGCTCCTAATGTCTCTGATATTAATGGTGATCAGCTGTCTAATATTCCTATACAGTTCATAGTCATCTACGGTATTAGATCCTGTCCTGTTGATGAACTGTACTAGTTCAGTCTCCAGTCTTCTGTTACGATTAGCTAGGGGATGTGCCCTAATATATGCTAGGAACTGTTCATAGAGCTGATCATCAGTCCATATGTTAAGCAGCTGCACTATATCCTGCTCCACTTGAGATACATCCGTAGTCTGTGCCTTATGCCCTACTAGAGTGAATCTGTTCATTATATTGGGACCAGTCTGTAGCAGTTCATTATACTTCAAGTAGCCTGCACTGATCAGTATCTCAGACCAGTCTATAGCAGATCTATATACTGCACTGTACTCCTGGTCGAACTGTTCAGCAGACAGACTCTGAGGATTGGACAGCACTATATCATAGAATGCGTGTACCATATTGAGGTAGGCAGCCATACTGATCCTCCACTCTCCCAGATCAGTCATTGTCTCTCCCTGCATAAGTCTGTCAATATCATGCTCAGTTATCACTATATAGCCACCAGGACTCATCACCCTGTACAGTTCATCGAGCAGCTGTACTACTCCTTCAGTATTGTCCCCTTGTACAGTACTGTCTCCTGGGGGATTACTCACGTGATGCAGTACCATAGATGCAGTGATCAGGTCGAAGAATCCATCCTCAAATGGTAGAGTCTGTCCAGCCTCTATCTGCGTGAATGTGAAGTCAGGCTCCTCCTGTAGTCTAGTATCACATCTGACATCTATACCGTGTACATTCTCTGCAGGTATCTCATAGTACTCTCTAAGTGCAGATGTAATACTGCCCTCTGAACAGCCTACATCTAGTATGGATCTGGGCTGAAAGTCAGATGGTAACGTACCCACTATATACCTAGCTCTATTCTGTGCTCTCTCAGTCCATCTCTCCTGACTGAATACACCACTACCTTCCTCAGGTAGATACTGTGCAGTAATCTCCCTAATACTGTCGAAGAGATCGTAGACATCATCTTGTTCAGCTGTATACTGTAATAGCATATCCATCACACTGTTCACCCACTGTTCTCCAGCTCTAGTACCTACATCACTGTTAGTGAGGAACTGTCTGAACCTATCTACCGCAGACTCACTACTGATCAGATCAACTACTGTCTCTCTTAACAGACTATCGTCGGATATCATCGTGCTACTCTGTGTTTATATCCGCTATAATAAGTACTATTGCTACTGTAGTCTACTGTACACTAGTAGTATACTCAATACTATAAGTAAGCAGTTGCATACTGACTAGAGAGAGTACTGACATATAGATCTGCAATGATCTATAGTAGTAGGTGAATGTGCTACGCTGTGGTGATGGACAGCTGTATATACTGTTCAATACCATATGTATAGACTGTACTTAGATACACACATAGTAGATAGAGTGAGCAGCTTCAAAGTAGAGTACAGTCCTGTAGTATGTGTATATCCTCAGCAGTAGGGTAGATACTGTCTACTTATGTTCTGGGTACAGACTCCATCCATTATACTACAGTGTAGAGAATAGTACTAGAGTGCAGCATCCGTACTGATTAGTGGTACAGATCAGGCTGTCTATGATACAGATGAGTGTACTGATTAGTGGTACAGATCGGACTGCTCTCTAGTACAGATGAGCTGTCATATCTCCATGATGCTCGGACTATTACACTGATTACTAGACGTAGTATGCAGACTGACTACTAGGAGAATGTACTGCAGTAATTAGAGACAGATCTGATACTGACTTAGATACAGATGTGATGTAGAGTAGATAGAGTGAGTGGACTGTGACTGTACTTCTATATAGACAGTAGATAGTACTGTTCAGTGGTCTGATTACTAGAGATAGAATGGACAGTCCCTGACTACTATTACTACTTTACGGCTGATACATATTAGTATGATATGGGCTAATATGTACTGTCTCTACTTGAGTTCATCGAGGGATAGGACGTTGAACTTCTCCTTAGTGTACTTCTGATACTCACTGACCTTCCTCTCGAAGAAGTTGGTGCGTCCATCTATGGAGATGAGGTTCATCCAGTCGAAGGGATTCTCTGCATTGTACAGTTTACTGTACCCTAGTGATACTAGTAGTCTGTCAGCTACATACTCTACGTACTTTATCATCAGGTCTTGATTCATGCCTAGCATGGGCTTAGGTATAGACTCTCTGATGAATTCTCGCTCACAGACCATAGCAGACTCCATCATATCATGGACTGTCTTCTCAGATAAGCGCTCACTACTTAGCAGCTTCTTAGTGTAGAGCAGTACTGCGAAGTCACAGTGCAGTCCTTCATCTCTACTGATCAGCTCATTAGACTGGACTAGTCCTGGTAGCAGTCCCCTCTTCTTCATCCAGAATATGATACAGAATGAGCCTGAGAAGAAGACTCCCTCTACTATAGCGAAGGCCACTATCCTCTGTGGTAGACAGGCCTCTCTGTCATTGATCCACTTAATGGTCCAGTCTGCCTTCATCTTAATGCTCTTAACAGTATGTATACTATTAGTCAGATGTCTCCTCTCATCAAGATTAGGCACGTATGTCTCCAGTAGTATCATATACATCCTAGCATGTACATTCTCCATAGCTATCTGGAATCCGTAGAAGCACTTAGCCTCATACAGTGTAATCTCCTGTATGAATCGCTCTATCAGATTAGCATTCACTATACCATCACTAGATGCGAAGTAGGCCAGTACATACTTGATGCACTGTCTCTCATCTTCAGTGAGGATGTTATTCCAATGATCTAGATCATCATTCAGAGAGACCTCATCCTCTGACCAGATAGCAGCAAAGTGCTTCTTATACATCTGCCATATATCACTATGCTTAGGATCAAGCACCAGTGCGAAGTTCTCGTACTCTTGTGTAAGGAGTGCCATTTTGTACTCCGATTATATAGGTGTACTGTCACTCAGAATAGTAGATGCCGCTCACTGTATTACAGTCCGATCTCATTCAGTAGTCCGAGTTCTTACAGAACTCGCGAGCTGTCGCGACAGCTCGGTCTGTGCTGTATATCTATTGACCCGTCTGTACTACAGTCCTATTCAGCAGTCTCTACATCTGATTACTAATACTGATTAGCGTGACAGCTCAGTCTCATTACTATTATCTCGTCGTCTATTCTCTACATCTGTTCAGTAGGCATAATCCACTGTCAGTACATCTAATAGACAGTACTCTACAGTAGGCTGATTATTGTATAGTGCTGTATAGTATAGCTATATAAATATGAATAGACAATTGTATATACCTGCTACTATGTTAGCTGCATTCGTAGGGGACAGTCCCTACATGACACAGGAGGAGGCTATTAATGAGGTGCTGCTGAGATACTACTATAAGGCGGAGGTGATAGAGGAGGAGATAGTTATTGATGATCCAGAGCTGATACAGAAGGCCACTGAGATAATCAATAGTGAGACCATTACGAAGGAGCAGCATCAGTTTCTGGAGAGTATCGACCCACAGATCAAGTCAGAGATAGTGAAAGCTAGGGGTCTAGTCAAGGAGTCTACTGCATTCGATAAGCTGGCTGACTACTTCAAGAGCAGCGAGAAGTATAGGAATCTGGTAGTCAGTCCCAATAGAGAGAAGCACTATTACTACGTGAGTGATGACTGCATTATAGGTGGAGTAGTAGACGGGATCTGCTATAAGACAGATGGAGAGTTCAAGGGCATCATCGAGATTAAGAACAGAGTACATGGCCCGTTCAACAAGACCAAGATGTACCAGAGGAGGACAGATCTGTACCAATTACTAGCCTACTATAAGGCATTTACACCCTATCTAGACTACGTACTATCAGTGTACGAGTCACCACTTATAGGCCTAGTACAGGTGCATAATGGCAAGGTCTACTTTATGGAGTTCTCTAGAGAGGAGCTGGATAAGCTATGGACTGAAGTAGAGGAGAAGCTGAAGCGAGCTATGAAGATAGCAGCCAATATGGTCCTAGATAGAGCTATATTAGAGGCTATGCTGTCCTAGACTCTAGATGGAGGAGGGAGGGGATAGTGTGATAAGAGGATAGGAGAATGGGTACTGTTATACTGGATCAGACTGGAGGAAATGAAGGGATACTATATAGTACCGCGTATGGTACTATATATATACACTAATGCAGCTGCTCATCTGGGAGTTCTAATACTGATATCAATCTGATCATTCAGCTGTACTATTCTATTGTAGTCTACCTCTATATCTGCTGGTAGATCTATGTATACTGTCCTAGCATTAGCTATGATATCGTACATGAATGCAGGCAGTTCATCACTATTCTGATTACCGACTATAGTGTAGTACTGTCCATCTTCAGTCATTAGATCGCAGACTATCTACTTCATATTATCTCCGTCAGTATGTAGATATACACTGTCTATCGTATCCATTCTCTTTCTATAGTACAGCTTATATCTCTCTACTGTACAGATACTAGTATAGGGTATAGATGGTGGTCTGATTAATAGTATGGATGGAGAGACTGACTTCTACTACAGATGGGACTGATGACGCCAACGTCAACGCCTCCTTCGTCGGCTACTCCCTTCGGTCGTTCATTCCTCGACTACAACGCCTCCTTCGTCGGCTACTCCTTCCAGTCGTTCCCTTCGGTCGTTCCCTTCGGTCGTTAGTAGTGCAGATGTACAGCTGATTAGTAGTCTGATTAGTAGGACAGACTGCAGCTGATTACTAGTCTGATTAATAGGACAGATAGGAAGACTGATCTCTCTACTCTACTCAGTACTCAAGATACAGTCCATAGTATCGATGGTACGCAGTATATATATATACTATCGTAAGAAATGGGTATCAAGAACCTAATGCAACTCGTTAAGGACTGCAAGGAGGTGCTGGTTAATATAGATACTGCACTGCTTGAGGGCAAGGTAGTGGCAGTGGACTCATCCATCTATATATACAAGTATCTACCTGGCTTCCTTAGCGACTTCTATGCTATAATGGACGATGATATCATACTAGATAATGAGCAGCGTGTACAGATAGAGAAGAACAATGATAAGGTCATATGCAGAGGACTAGCTGATAAGATAGTGCAGCTGTTCAACTACATCAAGAGTAAGAGAGAGATAGAGTTCATCTTCCTACTAGATGGAGATAAGCCTGACCTTAAGATAGAGAACGCGTGTAATAGTAGGAAGGCCAGTAAGGACAGGATGAGGGAGAAGATGCAGAAGGATATACAGAAGGGAGATGTAGAGTCAGTACGTAAGATTCTCACCTATACGTATAAGCTGCCCAGCATCTTCAATGAGGTATTCAAGGAGATTATAGAGAGTAATGGCTATAAGTGTATTACAGCTGATGGTGAAGCAGAGACCTATGCCTGTACTCTACTTAAGCAGGGTAAGATCCACTACATATTGACAACAGATACTGACTGCTTAGCTATGGGATGCGACATAATCACTAGGATAGATGTGGACAGCTGCATCATAGTCAGGTATGCTAAGCTGCTTAAGGAGACAGGCCTTACACCCAAGCAGTTCCTCGATTTCTGCATACTATGTGGCTGTGACTATAATCAGAAGCTGCCAGGTATAGGAGTCAAGAGAGCACTCAATCTGATCAAGACTTACGGCAGCATAGAGAATATAGGTAAGAACACTAAGTATAACGTGACTGTACTTAACGCTGAGCAGTGTAGACAGCTCTTCACTATCTAGACTCTAGACCTCTAATCCTCCATCTATATGTACATATATATTAGCACGGACACTGCTAATATATGCTTAGCTCAAGAGTAGTATGGCTATTCTCTGTACTAGAGAGAGCAGTCTGATCTACAGTACAGACATAGGAGATACCCATACAGATGTGTAGCTGTCCTCTAATATACAGTAATACTAATCTATGCAGTATAGGTACTGATACTGACTCCATCTATAGTAGTATAAGTCCTGGATCTCGATCAGATGACCCTTAAAAGGACAGTCTTATTAAGGACTTCCTTACAGACTATAATCTAGACAGTGACTTAAGTGCTGTACTCTATATATCAGTACAGCTACATACTCTAATAGTCAGATCTTACAGTATACTGTTCTCCCTACTAAGCACAGATCTAATATACTATAGATTACAGCACTGACTAGATAGTATAGCAGCTGCACTGAGCAGAAGGACAGTACTGCCTACTAGAGTATATGATGTACTTAGTAGAGAGAACAGTATTATATATTACACAGTTAATCAGATCTGTATAGAGTATAGTAGCTGCACTAACTTACTACTATTATAGTTACAGTGGTACTTAGTGGAGAGAACAGCACTATATATCATACTCTATTCAGTATACTGTACAGATCCGAATACTAGAGTATAGCAGCTGTACTACTATTCAGTGTGTAGTGCTGTAGTCTATAGTATATTAGAGCTGTCCTATCTCTAATATACTCCCCATCACATTCTATGTTCAGTCTCTTCTCTCTACTCATTGAGTGGTAGCTTAAGTCCTATCATCAGAGTAGATATACAGTCCTCTAGTGCCCTGTGAAATAGTATAGTCTTTATGTTAGGGTACGATCTGTAGAAGACGAATCGCTGTCTATTCCAGCTGCAGTCATGCACTTTAGAGTACAGTCTCATGACATCTATCTTACTCATGCCCTCATAGAGTGGGTCCTTGCCTTCAGCTCCTCCGTAGTGTAGTAGAGTAGCTGTCTTATATCTGTCGATGAACTGTTTGAAGCTGTCTACCATGGTACTGTCTTCTCCTACAGTATCTACTATGAAGCGGTGACAGTCTGGTCCATCAGGTATATCTACTATTGCACTGGTATTGACCCTAGCCTTACTGTTGGTCAGTACTATGCTGTCTACGACTATTCTCTTACTGGTATCATAGACTACAGCTGCATACTCATAGATATCATCGCCATTATGCTCAGTATCTACTACCATGAGTAGGTCACTATTACAGTCGAGACTGTCTGGTATACCTCCTCTATGTAGATGGAGATTAGCCCTTAATAGTCTATTGAATGACTGTACATCAGACTCGCTCATTCTGTTATGTATAGTGTACATATTGCCGTCGTATGTGTTGATCAGTACTGTACTCTTACCAGATACTGCACACATCAGTACTGCCTCCTGCACATGTCTCTGTCTGTATGGTTCATGCTTTATCATGTAGCAGTACTCGTCTGTCTCGAAGGGTATATCCACACTGATACCTATAGAGTAGTCAGCTATCTCATCAGATCTGTCAGCGTATACACTATACTGAATGGTTCTACCTGCAGTGATATCTCCTAGGTCTAGATCAGGAGGAGACTGCACTGTACAGTCCAGCACTTTGTCCAGTGGTACAGTCTCATTCTCCTTATCTACAGTGTACTCTCTGTCTAGTATCTTCAGCAGATTAGTCACCAGATACATGACATCATCTGCATACATCTTATTGATAAGGAGGCTGTACATATTAGGTACACCACTGACAGTATACTCTCTACCATCTAGTATAGCATTCTCAATCAGTACCCTAGACAGCTCCGATTCAGAGTAAGGTACATCTGATGGTACGTCTACACTGTACTTACCTATAGTCTTGATGGTGCCCAATTCATACCACTGATCAGATATCCAGTCTAATGTATGCAGATCAGCAGCTGTCACTCTATTCAGTCTCCACTCTCTAAGCACATCCTTAATGGACAGACTGCCAAGCAAGCCTAGCTGAAGCACCATATCATGGTACTGCCTTGCGTTCTCAAGCAGTCCGTACTTCATGATTATCTCCCTATTGACTGCGATGAAGTCCTTGAATATGTCCTCATGTATATCCCTGCATATCGCCTCCTTTAACAACATGTCAACTATCTCACTAGTATCCATCACTGTCTCGTCCTGTTTAAGTACTGTATATCTATAGGACGCGGAGTACTGCATAGACATACTCTACTCTACAGTCTAACGTGTCTGCTCATATACTGACTGAGATATAGCAGCTGATTAGTACTGAGACCTTATCCTCTAGTCAGATTCTGAAGACAGTACCTTCAGTCCCATATGACAGCTGTCAATCAGTATTGGAGACCTAAGCCCGGACTATAATCTGAAGACAGTACCTTTAGTGCTAGTGAGCAGTCCAGATCAGAAATCCAAGGTAGTCCCCCAGACCGCAGAGCGGGATATACCTTGAACTCTAAATTGGAGGTCAACCTAAACCCCATACTTCTAATGCTCATACATGGACCTTATCTCCCAGTGAATCTGTCTATTTCTGTAACTCGACTAATATGCCCGGTCTAATGCTGCATTACTAGGGGTATAAGTCCATATTGTCATTCTCAGTCCGAGATGAGAAATCTGATCTGGAGTAGAAGTCTGCATATATCGCACACATCTGATCTACATATTACACAGTAGTAATATGTGCAGTAACTCTATTGAGGCTAGAGCATACTCTATCGAGTCATCGTCTGTATACTTATGTATTAGTGTATACACTAATAGCTCTCATGTATATTAGATACTATACAGATGTACAGTATCTATACTTAGAGTCACAGACTGTAGTACGATTGATTGACAGTAGACTGTACTCTATATCAGTACAGCTGCCATTACTACACTTACGTATGTAGCTGTTCTCCATTTATACATAGAGCTGCTAAATGACGAGGATATATAGCATCTGCTTCTACACTAATAGTGACAGGAACATGTTGATAGAGTGTAAGACTAATGGACAGAACTGCAGTAGAGTATATAGCAGTATACAGGGTGTACCCTTCTCTATACCAGATATGTCTGCACTGAAGATACTGACTAGTGTCTCTATATACTCTAGGGAAGACAGTATACTGTACAGTATAGACATAGATGCATTCAGTGGATTAGAGAGACTGCAGTACTTGAGACTAGAGAACTGCATCATAAGGTCCAAGAGCAGTACTATAGAGCTGCCCTCAGGACTGACTGCTCTCAACATCAAGTACTGCAATTCTACTACTATAGACTATGACAGTATACTGCTTAGTGTGCCTGTCAGTATTAGACATCTAGTCATATTAGATCTAGACTGCACTGCAGTTACAGTACCATCAGTGCGTACTGACCTAGTACATCTAGTGGAGATTGCACTGAAGGGCTATACTAATGCAGCTATGATACAGTCCCTCATTGAGAGTGCAGAACAGCTTAGTAGTATAGTACTGAATGATATAGAAGACACACTACTGTAGAGATACTGAGTCTAACTGGTGTTAGTATAGACAGCTCTATACCTGACTTCATATATACTCTATCTGATCTATCGGTCCTAGTACTGAAGGACTGCAGTCTAAGTGGTACTATCAATAGAAGTATATCTAATCTACACAGTCTATCTGTACTAGATCTATGTGATAACAGACTGACTGGTACAGTGACTGCTGATCTATTTGATGACAATCGCAGTCTGAGATACCTAGGATTAGCAAGGAATAGCTTCGATACTGTACCTGTAGTACCTAGCCGTATAGCATGTGTATGCATATAGTATCATAGGGAGAACAGACTACCAATCAGTGCAGTAGTCTGTATATAAATGGCGTATACGGACTGCATTAATATACATAGTACATGGAGGAAGCTGACTGTAGAGTACAGTACTGATGATAGCTATCGTACTGAAGTAACAGCTGATATAGTAGATGAGTATACACCTAATAGATGTATACTACTGTCTGAGAATCAGCTTGAGTACTGAGAGATACTGTACTGCGTATATCCCTATGATGAAATAGAGTATAATGTCGATGGTTATGTTCATATTAGATGAAGACAGCTACTATGATACTACTACAGGTACTGATGTAGTGTGGTACAGTAGGGAGACTGATCCTGATACTGGTGAGGAGGCAGTACTCACTGATCTATCTACTGTACAGGATCTGTCTCTACTATCTCTCACTAATCGTAGCAGTATACCTCTAGTAGTACAGCTGTCTACTCTGCAGTATACATCACTAGTTACTATAGAACTGACAGCTGTAACTATACTAGGAAGAAGTGCTGGATCAGTACCATCTCTACCCTATACTGTCAAGAATCTCAGTATAGTAGACTGCAGTACAGACTCTATAGGACTACAAGATATACTGAATGCAGTACCTGAACAGATACAGACTGTACATATACGTAACTTCAAGAGTAATGCAGCTGTCACTCACTCTATAGTAGAGGATATAGATAGACTGCATAGTATAGTACAGCTGTCTATCTGCTCTATATCAGTGCAGTCTATACCCAATAGTATGTACAGACTGACTACACTACGTAGTCTAATCATTAGAGACTGTGACCTGACAGGTATGAGGATATCTAGGAGAATAGGTCAGCTGACTGGTCTACATCTGCTTGATCTACAGTCTAATGGACTGACTGGTAGAATACCTAAGAGAGTGAGCAGACTGACTAACCTAAGGAGCTTAGACCTATCTCATAACAGGTTGCGTGGACCTATACCTATGCTACCTACTGGTCTGACAGAACTGTACCTTAACAGTAACAGACTGACTAGATTACCCAATACAGTCAGTAGACTGACAGATCTACTATCGCTGGATCTATCTAGGAACAGACTTAGAGGTACAGTTCCTACACATCTATTCAGCACTATGACTCATCTAAGGACTCTATACCTTAGTAGTAATAGACAGCTCAGTGGATACATTGAGGTACCAGACAGATGCAGAATAAGATACCGCAATACTAAGATAGAGCTCTAGAGTATAGACGACTGTTATAGTACTATATCGTTCAGTACTATAATGTAGAGAATGTACTAGAGATCAGTCTAGTATATGATGGAGGAGCTGTCCTAATGATCAATGATCAGTTCCATACTGTACTAGTAGTAAGCTCCACTACTGTACTACTGATCAGCTCCATACTGTACATGAAGACAGCTCTATACTATATGCTCATCTATGTAGTAATCAGCTGCAGAACTATATAGCTAGTAGTCTGTATCAGTGTACTATAGATCTAGACTAATACTGACATTATACACGACTCTATTGTTCATGAGTGCAGTCAAAGGTCGATGCTCTCTAGACGCTGAAGGCAGGTCCTATTCTAATTGTAAAGCATAATATATTCTTCAGTGAGCTGATCTGTAGTATATTATATACTTGCACTAGCGGTCAGTCAATATGGAGTACAGTATATCACTCTATCTACACTAGTATTAGTATTGATGTATACATATATATGATGAGTAGTTATAGTACTGTCAGGAGTACTATAACAGATGACATTGTACTGATGACACCAACGTCAACGCCTCCTTCGTCGGCTACAACGTCTCGTTCCTCGACTACTCCCTTCGGTCGTTCCCTTTGGTCGTTCCTTCCAGTCGTTCCCTTCGGTCGTTACTAGTATAATATAGTAGCTCTATGCATAGAGTGGTATCATCTTGGGCAAGTTCTTGAAGTATGTCCTTTCACCCGTATCAGACATGTATACTACACATTTCCTAAGACGTTTTACGAGTACTCTATTGTCACTTACAGAAGCTACTAACTCTTGAATACGTTTACTGTCTATATGGAGTACACATGTAAGACGAGAATAGTCACAGAGGAGGAGCTGAGTGAAGCAGTATAGATCACTCAATACTAGCTCTATATTATAGAGGTCGACTGCCTCTAGATGAGGGAACTTGTATAGCTGCTTATCGTCTATCTTCTCCTTGTGACCGTAGCTGCTGATGATAGATATAGAAGTTACACGAGTACAGTCCTGGATAGACTGGAACATAGAGGTTATTACATCATTGGTAGTCTTGACAACAGTTCTGGACTCTGTGCCGTCGCTGTGGTAGAACTTATACATAGTAGTGTCCGCATCTACAATGCAAAGAACGCTTACAATATACACGGAATCAGTCATGTGATTTATGGTACTTTTATTGTACACTTACTGCCCATATCAGTGGTGATTACAGCCATCTGTACAGCTGTAATTACCATGCTATTCACTAGATAGACTCCACTTCACTACTCTTAGCAGATTCCATCACTGCTTTAGTAGGAACGTCTACTACATCGATCACAGTATCGTGGATGAAGCCGTTGATTAGTGTCTCTAGACTGTTCCCTTATATAGTGACTATACACCTGCCTACGTAGTGTATGATATTGTGTAGTAGCTCTACAAACTTCTGCTCGTTAGTGACTGTAATGTCTATATTATCCACGAAGAACTCCTGGAGAGCAGGCCATCTACATAGCTGACTGTCCGTCACCTTAATCTTGTGATCAGTCTCGTTGATGATCGTATGTACTGCGAATCATGTCGTAGATATCGTCCGTAGTCACTATCATATGTACAGCCAGAGTAGCTGTACATACTACCTGTAGTATCCTTGCAGATGGTGTAAGCAACGTGTATTTAGCACTACTGTCTCCAGTATGCAGTCGTCGAAGTCCACTATATATATATGCATACTTCTCGAAGAGCTCCACTAGTTGGAGTGACTGTTCAGTATTGCGCTCTCTTAGCATCTCTTCGAAGCATTCTCCATTGGCACTCCTCTGCATGAGATCTAGACAGTGATCTACACTGTACCTATTGCCCGTATCTGTACAAACTACAGAGCTGCGCATTCTATATGCAGTCTTGTAGTCAGTCTTGAGACTGTCCAGTAAGTATGCAGCACTGTGCTCATCCATACATATGCTGACTCTGAACAGTAGTATACATCCTGATCTGAGAACAGAGATGAACCTATCTACATCGCTGACTGACAGTACTATTCTCTCCATGACTGCACTCTTGAGATTAGATAGACTGTACAGCATACTGTCCTTAAGAGTTACTACACAGTCAGTATCGAGCCCTGTTAATATGTACAGTTCTTCTACAGAGTTCGTACTGTCACCTAGTACTTTGAAGTTGACCTCGTAGCTGCTCTTCAGTCTGTTGATCCTGCGCCTCTCAGTACCAGTCTGCCTGTCATCTATCTCTATATAGATAGCATCCTCACGGAAGCCTAATGCGAGTCTCTTTACATCACCTGTGGTAGACATAGTTTACAGTGTGCTTATACTGTCCATACTATCGTAGTCAGTACAGCGTGCATAACTTGAGTAGATAGCAGTGGGAGTATAGCTACTCTTAATGTCCGGAGATTACCGCTACAGTGTCGCTGTCCAATGTGACTATAGGCAGCATATTTGGATACGGGGGTATACTCCCTCTGACTCTCAGAGGGGAATACAACATAACTCTCCGTGTCAGTAGATGAACTGCAGGCTCTAGACAAGAGTCGTATCTAAGACTGTGCATATACACTTCAAATGAGTATCTCTAATGAGAGTGAAGGCAGCAAGAAGAGCAAGTACTGTAACGTCTACATCTCGCAGTACGGCTACGTATCTGTACAGTATGAGAGAAAGAAGTCGCCTGTGTTCTACTCTACTATAGAACTGGCTGTACAGTCTGTATGCAGACTAGATACTATCACTAGTCTCTCTATAGTCAATAACAGCAGACTGAAGCAGCGACAGCGTAGCGAAGAGCAAAGCGATGAGCAGCGATAGCGTCGTGACGAACATAGTGACGAACGAAGTGAGGAACAGCGGCAGCGTCAGCGTAGTGGATATAAGTGCATTGAAGTCTCCTATAGTGCAGCTGACTCTTCATAGAGTGACTGTACTCGATATAGATGATATACTGTCTAGACTGTCTACAGTAAGAGTCCTAGATCTGTCTCATCTACGGTGTACAGTCAGTGCAGTCACTATATCCAGTATGAATCTGCAGATTCTCTCACTAACTGCAGTCAAGATCGAAGGCACTCTGGACCTAGCCTCTACGTTAGAGTCACTGTCTATAGTAGACTGTATTCTGAGCAGCGAGTGTAGAACTGAACTCCAGAGTCTGTACAGTGCACTAGATCCTGAGTATATCAATAGTACGCCGCAAGAGTATACTCTAGATCTACAGTACTGTACTCTACTCACTAGTCTGTATATAGATCTGCAGGATACTAACAGTAGAGTAGTCAACTTGGAGTACTGTACTGCGCTGAAGAGTGTGCACTTAGTTGGAGTATGCATCATCGATCTGAACTGGCTGTACAGCCTATCTGACATCGAAGAACTGTACATAGAATCTGCTGATGCTGTAGTCGATTCTACACTGCTACGACATCTAGGAAGCAGAGGAGTGCGCTGCACTGTACAGTCTAGGGATATACCTGACGTAGAAGAGCTAGAACAGTACTGTAATGCATACTATGAAGACGGAGTACTGTACATACAGCCTAATGACGATGTAGTCGAGGAATGATCCACTATCATCGGTAAGTCATAGTAGCAGCTGCTACTATGACGTATAGAAAGTATGGACTTCAGCTGTTACATAACTAGAGATAGACAGCCTGTGTTGGTACTCAAGGCTGCACTTCTAGATGAGCCCATGACTAAGGAAGAGGAGATGGAGGAGGAAGACTTCCCTCTAAGTGAACGAATCTGCGCAGATACTGCAGTCATAGTACTAGTTCCAGATACTGTAGACAGAGACGAGTTAGATCGCTGGCCTCTCTCTAAGTTCAGATCCTACGCTGCGATAGAGAGTGACTATGACGGTACAGACTTCAAGGCAGTCGAAGGTTACTCCAAGTACAGAGAGGACTGCGACTACGAAGGTTCCTACATATGGAGATCCGCACAGTATCCGGGATACTGGCTCATCAACTTCGAGAGTACTGCCTACGAGCTGTTAGTTAAGGGCAGCGTGGATGCCCTTAGAATACCCTACGAATGGTACGACGATGTACTCGAGAGCAGAGGACTGATAGACTACTGCTACACCGATAAGAGTACAGTCTACGACATGATACTAGAGAACAGATTCCTTATAGAGGAGGAGTGTGAACGCCAGTGAACGACGACAGTGTGACGAGAAGTGACGAAGTATCGACGAGGAACAGTGTGAACGCCAGTGAACGACAGTGTGATGAAGTATCGACGACAGTGTGATGAAGTGGAGGGCTGGTACGAGCGTACAGTACTGTAGTATAATTGCAGTACTGTAGAGATAAGAGTGCAGTAAATGTCACGAGTAAGCAATCACTTATATAGGCTCGCTAGACAGTACAATGTCATGTGGATAATGTGCAGGGACCACTTCAGATCCGATGGAAAAATCGCTGTATATAGGAGGTACAGAGGATCGCAGAGTGACTGTAGTGCTTTCTAGACGAGAATGGTAACCATGTAATGAAGACCAATATAGACTGTACTCTAGCTACTGTAACCGTAGGCTTAGTCGGTAGACTGCCTCTCAGTAAGAAGTACTTACAGTACAGTCTACCTAAGAGATGGCATATACTGCATAACAGTGCAGAACTCAAGGACTATGACGACTATGTACTGGCACTGATACTGTAAGTAGAGAGCAGACTATATATCACTTAGACTGGTATGATATATGGCGTAGAATAGCAGCAAATATGGACTATAGAGTAGTAGCTGGGTTCAAGCGCAGCGGTAAGAGCTCCAGAATAGAAGTGATCAGGAGAGATGAACACGTCTGTATACGAATGACAATGAGTACAGGTACAAGAACAGACCTAGTACTGAGCAGAGTACGCACTGCTCATCTCATCTTCGGTGTACATCCTAGGAATCGACTGGCTGTAGATACTAGTGCTATCACTCTACAGTCCATAGTGAGTGCACTGTCCAGTATGGACTACATAGAGATAGACAGCGAGATTACTATCTGTGAGCTGTCCATTCCGAATGTCAGGCTGACACTAAGGAGAGTGCATCTAGCGAGTGACTACTTGCAGCTGCGTAGACTGACAGTTCTAAGACTGCGCAGTGTAGATCTGAGGCATGCTGACTTCAATAGAGCACTTAGATGTCTAGGACAGCTACGTAAGTTAGATATGCGGTCAGTGTATCTGCCTCTATACTATACGCTGGATCTCAGTAAGTGCAGTCTGTTGAAGAGAGCAATCATTAGGAACAGTACGCTGTACAATATACCTCTGATAGAGGATCTACGCAGAGTACGGCTGCTATCGCTGAAGAAGTGTACTATGAACAGTACTGCGCTGTACGATACCGATCTAAGGCATATCACCAGGATAGTCATCAAGAAGTGCAGGCTGTACGACTACATAGCTGACTGGTGTAGATACTGTGAAGACCTTCTCATCAGCGACAGCTACGATCTCATGACGTACAGAGCCAGAATCTTCAAGTACAGAGTCAAGAGTCAGACTGTAGTCCATCACGGCGAGTACTAGTCTTCTAAGCAGATGTACACACAGTCACTCGAACTGACCCTCGGAAGAGAGAGTACAGTATTGAAGATAGACGATAGAGTATCGAGGAAGGCGCGCTGTACGATGACTACTTCGAACGTAGGTATACCAACGATCCGTACTACTGAATCATGGGCGTTCCGATAGACTTTACAGAGTACAGTAATCTGAAGAGTCTCGCTGTAGATGCCGTAGAATTCCCTAATAGAAGGCATCTTCTTCAGAGTCAGACGCGTAGAGTACAAGATCATCGGCTTCTTCGCTATACTGATGACCGAGTGTCAGCATAGACTACATCATCTTCCGCAGCTAACCTCATCGCTGTCAATACGCTGATGATACATAAGGTCAGCTACCATAGTCTGGGCATTACAGGTACTGTACTTCCTGATACTGTTAGTAGGTCTATCATGCAGTCTATACCTGTTACTAAGAGTATCCATGGATGACTACGAGGATTCGAAGACGCTGTCAGTATCCATACTCTCGATAGTACTCTACACTGTACTAGTGTCTGTTATCTGCAGACTGTCTATACTGTACATCACTAGGCACGTACTCTACTGCAGTCTAGTACTGTTAGGAGCAGTAACAGTGACTGCAGTGCATACTGTACCGAGATTCTATGCCATGATTCCCAAGAAGATACCGAATGCAGTTCCTGTCGCTGCATAGGAGTACGAGATGAGGATAATGGCAGACGACTAGAACGAAATGTACATATTACGGACTTCCTCATCCGTAATATGTCACAGTGTCAGCGAGAGTTCAGCATCTACCTCTGCTCTACTCTTAACGATGCGTCTTATGCTGGGTAGATTCTCGAGAGGATTGCCTGCTACTATCAGATGCGTCAGTTCGTCTCTTATCAGATCTGCCGGTATCTCGACGAACTGATTATAAGATATGTCGAGTATACGCAGCTCCTTCAGTCCTACGAGATGTTCTAGACCTCCAGTGAAGCTGTTATTAGATACGTCCAGTAAGTCTAACTCCTTCAGATCAGCCATACTCTTCGGCAGCTCACCTTCGAGCTGGTTATTATCGACCTTCAGTCCTTGCAGCTTAGTCATCTGACCTATAGACTCATTGAGTGTACCCCTTATTCTACAGAAGCTGATCTGGAGCCATTCCATCTGCTTGAGATCAGACCAATCGTAGCTGCTGATGTTGTCATTACTGAGATCACATGCCTCCACTGTCAAACTCTCTAGTTCTCTGCAGTCTTGCACGTCTGGTAAGAGCATCAGCTCAGAATCTCCTACGTACAGCTCTCTAAGAACTGGACAGTATCCCAGATACAGTGCTTCATCTCCTCTATAAGTACAGTAGCTGAGCCACAGTACTGTGAGGGCAGGCATTCGTATCTCATGCAGACTGTCTATATTAGCATTCTCCAGCTTGAGTACCACGAGGTTGTCAGCTGCAGGTCTGATCAGTCTGCCTGCATCATTGATGACTACGTTGCCTGTCAGTTCTAGATGACTGAGATTCTTAGCCCTGTCCAGTAGATTATCTGGTATATCTAGACTACCATTCTCGTAGCTTGGTCTAAGAATCAGCTCGACTAGATTAGGCATTCTCTTCACATGATCCACGTAGTTGATAGGTATACTGTAGCTGTAGTTCAGAGGTTTGAACCCTACCAGATATCCAGCGTCATGCCTGTACTTCTTGCTATCCTTAGGTGTATATCTCACTATGTCGTATCCCTTATCTGTCTCTACTACAGTTAGTCGAGTGATATCGGAGACCTTATCTACTGCGTAGGTCAGCACAATAGAGAGACTGAAGACAGTGTACCTCCTACAGTAGATGGCAAGTTGATAGTTACTAAATGGCTCTAGAGTAGAGGAGTCTGTACATAGAAAGAGAGAGAGAGGGAGAGTAAGAGAGAACACATGTCCGGTATAAGGACATGTGTTACTATTGAATGAGCAGTCCCAGTTCTTATGAGAGCTCAATCTGATCTCTAGACTAATACGACAGTCCAGTCTGAACGCTTCCTTCGTCAGCTACTCCCTACGGTCGTTACTCTAGCTAATATACAGTCTGTACTCCTAGTCTCATTCAGCAGTCCGAGTTCTGTAAGAACTCGCGAGCTGTCGCGACAGCTCGGTCTGTACTCTAGCTAATATACAGTCTGTACTCCTAGCTAATATACAGTCTGTACTCCTAGCTAATATGCAGTCCGTACTCCTAGTCTAGTATGCAGTCCGTACTCCTAGTCTCATTCAGCAGTCCGAGTTCTGTAAGAACTCGCGAGCTGTCGCGACAGCTCGGTCTGTACTCTAGCTAATATACAGTCCGAGTTCTTGAGAGAACTCGCGAGCTGCCACGACAGCTCGGTCTGTACTCTAGACTCATACCACTAGTAGATCAGCTTACTCAGTGCTCTAGTCTCTATACTGCATACTAATAGTAGGGGTAACAGTACTGTATGTAGAGAAGACAGTGTATATAATATGGTACCATAAAGACGAATATGCTTAAGTATACTGTACTGTTAACTGCATTGCATCTGTCTATACTGACAGACTGTAAGAGTATTAGAGTGGGTGCACCGATCTCTATGCAGCCTAATGATATGAGTAAGCAGGGTGCTCCTGTAGTTCATGTCCTAGTTAATGCTACCATTAATGGGCATAAGGTTGGACTAGAGTACGTGAATGAGCACATATTCCCACTGGAGATAGATGGAGAGATGTATGACAGTATGGAGATAGTATATGCAGAAGATGAGTACGATACTGCGATAGCTAGACAGATACTACAGGACTGGATAGATACTGATGCAGTAGATCTGTATTTAGCACCCTATACAACAGTGGCTGATCCTCCAGTAGGTGATCCATTAGAGTCTGCTACTCAAGTATTAGAGGAGAATGAGAGACTGGTCATATCATCATATACTCCGTACAATACATTCAGTGACTATCCAAGACAGTGGTCATTCAGCTTGGGTACTATGATCAGTAACTACATGACTGGTACTGTAGTTCCACTGAGAATAGGAGGAGCTAAGACCGCTATCTTCGTACAGTCTACTGTGTCCTTCGTGGGTATGTGTAATGAGGAGCTGTTCAAGTTCCTGGAGCAGAACGACATCTCCATAGTGAAGACAGCCACATTCAATGATCTGACCGCTAGAGAAGCTGATCCTATGCATGAGTATCCTGAGGACTTGAAGAAGACACTGACAGATATTGTACTAGACAATATGGATGATGATCCGGACGTATGGTACATCTGTACTGGTAATGGTAAGATAGCTAAGTTCCTTAGGGATGTGATGTACGAGCATGACTATACTCCCAAAGCTATGATCGCTAGATGCGGGCCATCGTGGGCAGACTTTGATGGATACGATATCACTAAGGGGTACATGATGTGCATCAGTAGTGAGACACCCGAGACTAAGTTCGTGGATGAGAGGTTCGGTACACTAGATCAGTTCAAGAAGCTGTACACTAAGAATGCAGACATCGAGACCTACAATACATATAGTGATACAGGTGCTCTAGCCATAGGTATCTATGGAGAACTGCTCAAGCTGTCAGGTACTAAGGATCACTACGTACTTAGGGACTTCCTCAGGAGATATACTACCACTACATATAAGGGTAAGATCTCCTGGAATGCTAATCATGCACAGGAGAACAGCGGCTTCCTATTACAGTTCAATATCAGTATGGGCCTTAACCCTATCAGTCCGTACGAGTCTAAGACAGCTGACCACGTATTCCCTGAACCACTCTGGTATGAGCGTACCTACGATAAGGACAGATACAAGACTGTAGAGATAGTCTTCGGAGTAATAGCAGGAGTCTGCATAGCATCTAATGCAGTATGGCTGACCTATCTAGTAGTCAATAGGAAGGCGACTACCATCAAGGCAGCGTCTCCTATATTCATGTATACCTGTCTAGCAGGCAGTACTCTACTCTATCTCCATGTCTATACTAGATATCCTAGTGTATCAGACTCAGTAGCAGCCTGTCACTTAGCCAACTGGACTCTAACTATGGGCTTTGCACTTCTGTTCATACCACTCTTTGCTAAGACCTGGAGAGTAGACAGACTGTTCGATGCCACTACTCTAGCAGTCATCAAGATCACCAACATGCAGGTAGCCATAGTAGTAGGAGTACTCTGCCTGCCCATACTCATACTACTCTGCATAATGATGGCTATACATCCTAGTCCAGGAGTAACACTGAATCAGATAGATATACATAGACCGTACTACGACTATTATACCTGCAATACCAATAAGGCAGGTAGAATACTGGGCTGGATAATAGTGACGTATGGTATACTGCTCTTAATAGGAGGAGCTATACTAGGTATAAGGGTCAGACGAATAGAGTACAAGATATACGACGAGTCTAAGATCATAGGCTTCTCCATCTACAATACAGGCTTCTTCGCCATACTGATGGCCATCATCTCCAATATAGACCTCAGTCATATCAACAAGTACATCGTATTCAGCGCACTACTGATAGTGGCTAACCTCATAACAGTTAACAGTCTTATGTTCCACAAGGTATACTACATCCGTAATCCTAACGCCATGAAGATCAGTGACAGTGGCTCAGGCAGTACAGTGAGAACTATAAGAAGAAGTACACTGCACAGCAATGATCACGAGCTAGAGAGTGTACAGACTGACAACACTAACCGAGAGAATGATAGCTAGGACAGCGTAGAATCACGATACATATTATATAGAGACCATGTAATATGTACTATAGATTAGTATAGCAGCTGTACTACTAATCAGTGCAGTAGCTGTACTAGAGAACTGTAATATCTGTACTACTAGTCAGTGTAATATCTGTACTAGAATCAGTCCCCCGTACTGTAGTGAGAGTCAGTACCGTATCTGTACTACTAGTCAGTGCAGTAGCTGTACTAGAGAACTGTAATATCTGTACTACTAGTCAGTGTAATATCTGTACTAGAATCAGTCCCCCATACTGTAGTGAGAGTCAGTACCGTATCTGTACTACTAGTCAGTGCAGTAGCTGTACTAGAGAACTGTAATATCTGTACTACTAGTCAGTGTAATATCTGTACTAGAATCAGTCCCCCCATACTGTAGTGAGAGTCAGTACAGATGGGGGGGGGGGACTGTTCTCCAGTCTAATACCTACATTCATATCTATATATCAGTACTAATACTCTGATATATACTACACATATACCTATACTACAGTTCTATCATCTGTTCACCACTACAGTGATCAGTCCATCATCACTTACTATAGAGACCAGTAGCTGAGATCGATACTAACTGTGGAGTCAGCTCTGATCTCTAGTGATCTGTACGTTCTGATGGAGGGTAGATGCTGTATACTATTACTGGTGACTGACAGTACTCTTAGCCTATGATTAGCCTGTAGTAGCCGTATATCTATTACTGTCTAGGTATACATATCTGAGACTGCCTATGAGAGCTAGTGGGAATAGACTACCAGACAGTCTGTTATCTGATAGGCATAATAAGTACTGTAGATTAGTGAGATTACTCATAGTATTAGGCAGCTGTCTCTCCAGTTGATTACCAGAGAGAACTAGGGTATCTAGTCTAGTTAGAGTACTGAGAGATGCAGGTATACAGCCCTTAAGTCCACAGTCACGTATGTATATCTTGGTGAGATCTGTACAGTATGACCAATCTACTGTACTGAAGTCAGACTGACTTACATCACTACTATCTATGGATAAGTGCTGTAGATCAGTACACTTCTCTATACTAGGGAGCTGTCCTAAGTATGTAGCTTCTATATGTAGACACTGTAATCTAGGACAGTCATCCATACTGAGAGGACTACTCTTAGTATAACTGCAGTCATAGACTGTGAGTGTAGTCAGATTAGGTAACTGTATACAGTCTATACTGTCTATGGTCATACTATTCAGAGTGAGATCCTCTAGAGTATCTACAGTCTGTAGTAGTACAGATAGATCGACTGATACATTACAGAGCTGTACTCTCTTCAAGGACAGTCCCTTCAACAGAGTACTAGACAGTTCAATAGTACAGTTAGCTGATATACTCAGATCTGATACATTAGGCATACTACTCAAGTAGTTAAGACAGCTATCATACTGTACATCACACATATTAGTGTACATTATATAGTCATCATATGGAGATATGGTACTGACTACCACATTAGAAGTGGTACCCCATTTATAGAGAAGCACACTGTATGTACTCTAGATAAGTAGTCTGTTGAATACAGATGATCGTACGACTGCAGAGGCTTAGCTACGGACATTTCTATATATTAGTCAGCTATAATATATAGATCAGCACTGCGCTACAGATGAGTACTAGAGATCAGTATACTGTACTAGAGATCAGACTAGTGATCAGTATACTGTACTATAGATAAGTACTAGAGATCAGTATACTGTCCGTACTAGAGATCAGACTAGTGATCAGTGCACTGTACTATACTCTAATCAGTGTACTGTACTACATATGAGTACTAGAGATCAATGTACTGCACTGTACTCTATAGATCTTTAGTATATCAGTACACTGCATTCTATATGTTGATGAAGTCAGCTACTCCATTCCTGATCTCTCTATCCCAGTACAGTGGACTGTACTCTATATTAGAATCAGCAGTTATCACTAGACCGGATGGGCTGCTGCTCACTACATTAGGTATAGATGTCAGTCTGTTATTGTGTGCTATTATACGATACAGTCTGTGATGATTAAGGATGAGACCAGGGTCTATACGTCCTTCGAATGCATTGTTAGATATGTCGAGATACTCTAGATTGAGTGTACTGATCAGTGGCTGTAGATCTCCGGTGAACTGATTATTAGATAGGTCTAGATACTGCAGTCTATTCAGTTGAGCCATCTTGTCTGGTAGCTGTCCAGTCAGATTGTTCTGTCTCAGATTCAGTACTCTCAATGAGGGCAGACTGCCTATACTCTTATCTAGTCTACCATGTACTCTACAGTCTTCTACCACCAGTTCTACTAGATTAGTCAGCTCATTCCATACGAGTAACTCGAAGTCAGTACCGTCCATATTACAGTACTTCATACTGACATTGATTAGGTTGTAGCACTCGACTATATCTGGTAATATGCCGATATCTCCTCCCTCTATAATGATAGACTGCAGTGCAGGTAATAATGACAGTCTCATTGCCTCATCATCAGTATATGTACAGTCCCATAGCTCTAACTGTAGTAGTGATCTGCTCTGTACATTGTCTAGACTGTTGACGTTCATAGATACTAGACTCAGTGTAAGCAGACTGTACTCTAGAGGCATGAGTAGCTGTCGTAGATCAGTCTGTACTCTATCTAGTATGACAGTCCTTACACTCGTACCCTGGAACATATCATTAGGCAGCTGTACCTCACTACTGGAGCTATTGATCACAGTAAGAGAAGTCAGTCTGCTCATCAGCTTGATCTGAGAGAAGAAGACAGCAGGATGATTACTGTAGTACAGCCTGGCATCATCATCATCATCATCATCGTCTATATTAGCAGTCTCTCTAAGTATACTGACTCCACTGTCGTCTACTCTGATCTGTAGTATCAGTATATCATCTAGCGACTCTACTTCGTATATATCCTCTATAATAGTAGGTGCAGGTGTAGGTGCAGGTATAAACCAAGGCAGCATTTATACTGCGCATATATACTCCTTCTCTCACTCTAGTAAATGACACTGCACTTCAAGTCAGATGACGTAGTACCATACATCTTAACAGAGAGTGGACAGAAGAGATCAATCAGAGTAGTAGCAGATACACTGTACATAGATACTGCGATACAGCTATCTGATGGACAGTACTATCCTACTACTCCATGTATACCAGAGCTGATAGATATAGTGGATGCTGCACTGAACGATGGACTATTAGGTTCAGTGAAGGAAGACTATACTGTATCTTGTGTTCTACTGCATGCTAATATGGGAGGATCTGTCACTCTATTCGACTGGACCAATAGAGAGAAGAAGTACATCATCAGTATGAGAGAAGTACATGGTAGAATGATCAATATGGAGGTAGCAGGCCTAACCTACGACAGTGCTAAGAATAAGATACTAATACTACTCACTATAGCTAGAACTGACGGAGACAGATTCGCCTACTATCTTAGATCTAGGTATTAGTCCACATCTGAGGTACTAGTAGGCCCGTCTGTACTCTAATCTTATCCTTCAAGTAGGCCCGTCTGTACTATATAGACCCATGTGCTAAGTAGGACAGTCTGAACGCTTCCTTCGTCAGCTACAACGCCTCTTTCATCGGCTACTCCTTCCAGTCGTTCCCTACGGTTGTTACTATATAGACCTCTATGCACTAAGTAGAGCAGCTATTACCTCAGGATTGGAGCGATCATTAGTATACTGCACTGAGAAATAGAGAGCATGTATAGACTGTCTATGATGAATGATATCGTTAAGGAGTATGTACTAGAGGATTATGGTATAACAATAGTGCGTAATGACCACTACTATATGTAGACAGAGTGAGGACTGTATTGACTGTATACTGTGTAAGTTATAGAGGGGATAATCCTAGAAGGACTATAGATTACTGTGAGTATACAGTCACGCTATGCAGAATAGAAGGTGTTGGCTGTATCAGTTCAAGATACAGGCTCATTCTTAGATAGCAGTACGTGGACTGATCGTATATCTGCAGTAGCTGAAGTGTATGTAGCTATAGAAGGGGAACAGTCTATCTGTACTTCGCGTATAAGATAATAAGTACTATACAGGTTACTGCCATACTAAGTAGGTATCAGAAGCAGTACTCTAACAGTAAGAGGCTCTATCTATATGACAAACACAGTAGAGATAAGTGGTACAGTATAATAGACGACAGTCCTGTAGAATGTAGTAAGAATACCTCATTAACTGTCTAGAATGAGTACCGTTACAGTATACTAGGAGACTGTCCTTAAGATAGGGATGCATGAGGCATATATATATATATATGAGATGTAGTAGGATGCAGAGGATGTATAGAGTACTCAGAGCAGTGATACGAATGGAGACTGTAGTATATATTAGGATGGTAGTCTAATATATAGATCAGCTGTATACAGTTAAGGAGAAGGGCTATCATTATATACCTAGTATAGCGTCTACAGCAGTGTATGGTAGTATACCTAGTCTACTGCAGCTGTCTCTCACTGAGTATGGTATGATCAGTCCTTCATCTGAGTGGCACATTGATAGAGTATACTCTATGTTAGGTGACTCTAGGTAGTAGTTCTTGCTGTACTTGTACTGGGTGAAGTCCTTATTGAACCAGACCAGTCTGTGGAAGTACAGTCTGTTCTTATTGTAGTATACTTGATGTACACTGCACAGGTATCCGCCCTTATACTTTAGGAGTCCGCCTGATCCTCTGAATGCAGGCAGTCTGATACTGTCTTCAGTCTGTACTATCTGCACTCTATCCTCCAGTCTAAGGTCACTATCTGGAGTTATCTTCACTATAGTTAGAGGATCCATACTATAGACAGCATAGAGCTGTCCGTCATCCTCTCCTATGAATGGTAGCCAGTTCTTCTCACACTTCAGATTAGGACCTAGTTGTAGTGGTACTATCTTAGTGATAGCTCCATCCTCCGTATTGTACTCACCATAGACTAGCTGAGGTATATTCTTACTATTAGTATCAGGAGTAGTGCAGAGGAATGATCCATCACAGATCAGCCTGACATCTTCTAGTCCTCTACTCCATGGTCTATAAGTCATAGGATAGCCTGACTTGTCGATCAGTTCCTTGCAGTCTACTGACTTGAAGTCCTTATCCAGGTCTACTATATGATTCCTAGTGATGATAAGGTTAGATCCCTGCGGTATATAGTTACCATCGATCACTCTGTAGTTAACAGATCTAATATTCAGTCTGTATCCTGTGCCTCTACTCAGTATAGATGCTGATGATGGTACGAAGTCTGCACAGTCTGTTCTGAAGTCAGTGTCTATCACCTTACTGAATGGCAGCTTACTCATGTAGAACTGCTGATTAGACAGTGTATAGTTCCTTATCCTGTACGGTACTGTAGCACTAGTCACTATATGATCAGACGCAGTATATCCCTCATCTATCTTACCTAAGTAGTAGCAGATTATAGACAGTTCCTCATAGATAGTGTACAGATACTTGCAGTCCTTAGGTACTGTCTTCAGTGCTTCAGTACAGATATCGTAGGACTTCTGCCACTCTCTATTGCATCTGTAGTGATGGGCAGCTGACTTATAGTACATCAGTCTAAGAGCAGTCTCTGGATCTATACTGCCATTCAGTATGTCATCTCTAAGTGGCCCGATCAGATCTGCCATTTATAACAGTACTCCATATAAATGACCGTTACAGTCTGTCTCAATGCTATAGTGAAGGATGAGGAAGCAGGTATACTGCATATGCTTAAGTCTGTCACTAAGTCTATACATTACTATGTAATAGTAGACACTGGATCTACTGACAGGACTAAGGAGGTGATCAAGGAGTACTTCGACTCAGTAGGTATTAAGGGAGAGATCCATGATAGACCATGGTATAATGACTTTGGTAGAAGCAGGACTGAGGCACTAGAACTGTGTGCTGGTAAGTCAGACTACATATATATCAGTGACGCTACTGATGCACTTAAGGGAGACATAGTACTGAAGGAACCTCTACTTGATGGCTATAAGATGCTGATAGAACATGGAGGTACTAAGTACTGGAGAGTGCAGCTCATCAAGAACGAGCCTAGTCTAGGATGGAAGTATCATGGAGTACTGCATGAGTACTTGGCCTGTTCTAAGCCAGGACACACTGTCGGTACACTAGAGGGATGCAGTATACTGTATAATGTAGCACCTAGTGTAAGAGACAAGAATCCTAACAAGTATAAGGATGATGCAGCTGTACTGGAGAAGGCACTGGAGAAGGAGCCTGATAATGAGAGATACCAGTTCTATCTAGCACAGAGTTATAGAGATGCAGGCATGTTCAAGGAGGCAGTGGCTGCCTACAAGAAGAGAGCAGAGATGGGTAGATGGTACGAAGAGGTGTACAACTCATACTATAATATAGGAGTCTGTCTACTACACTTAGAGGCATCAGAGCAGGAGATAGTGGATGCATTCATGACTGCCTTCAACTACAGTAAGCATAGAGCTGAGCCTATATATCAGCTGACTAAGTACTTCAGAGTGAAGAGACAGTTCGACAAGGGATATAAGTACGGAATGATGGCTATCGATCTGGAGTTCCCCAAGAATGATGTACTGTTCGTACAGGACTATGTCTATCAGTATGCACTGAAGGATGAAGTAGCCATCTGTGCATACTACGTAGGAGAATATAAGCAGTCTGTACAGCTGAATGCTGAGATATACAGTAAGGTACCTGATAGTATGAGACAAAGAATTAAGGATAACGCTAAGTACTCTCTAGATGCATTGAGGGACAGATACATGGAGGTACTCACTATAGCAGCTGACCACGATCTAGTATAAGATCCATTCTATATTGGTAGAGACATATGATAGCAGCTATGATATGTCCTGTATAGTAGTATATACTGATCGACGCTCTATCTAGGTACAGTATTAGAGCTGCCTACCATCAAGTACATATAATAGTGCTATTATATGTTACTCTATCTCTCTCGTCAGTAGTAGAGAATCAGTCCATTCATACTCACTGTTCATTCGTGTATACTCTTCTTGATACTGTAGAGATGCCGCTTCCTATTCTCTATGACACTGCTAGGTACCTTAGGTAGGTCAACTCCTGCATCTATCTTATCTAGTATCTGCTTCACCTTACTAGGTATCTTCTCATAAGGAGACCAGTGTACATAGTCCTTAATGTCTAGATCTGTACTATTGATGCAGAGTTCTGATACTATAGGCATCCCTGCAAATAGCCATCTATCACATCTGATGTGCTCCCAGACTAGTGCGTCCTCATGCGTATGTATATTGAGCAGTATCTTGCACTGTCCCACTAACTCGTCCCTCTTATCCTTCCAGGCTCTGATATTCAGTACAGTTATACCCTGACTTCTTAGCAGATCGTACATCTGCTTACGTCTAGGGAATACATTAGAGATCATGGCTACGTCATACTTCTTAGGGACAGCCATCATCTTCTTCAGTCTGCTTATCTCATACTCATTGTACTGATATGGCAGCCACTCTGCCTTAAGTAATGTACCATTGAATGTACTGTAGTCTAGCAGTCTGACATTCTGCTTCATCAGCTTACGATAGTATGCGTAGAAGCCTATCTTAATGGTAGTCTGTTCAGTATTGATGACTGCCATGTTCTTGAGGCTGATACCCTTATGAGTACCTGCAATGATGCTGTCCTGTATTTGGTTAGGTAGCATCTGACAGAAGATATAGTAGTGATCCTCCCTGAACTCCAGCTTATGTAACTCATCACTTACTATGAGATTACAGTCCAGATAGTCTATCATAGACAGTAGGTATTCCTCGAAGAACTGATATCTGAATGGAGTACAGCAGATAGTGATCTTAGTAGCTGCTCCCAGACTTATGCTGCCTACTACATCAGTATTGGTCAGTCTCTCCACTACCTTACCCTTATAGTATGAGCAATAGTATGCGTATCTCATCCTAAGGAATCTGATGAGATGTATACCATAGTCCTGTAGATAGGTGCTGAGTCTGTTCAGATTCAGTCTAGTGGATGCATCATCATGTACTACTATATAGTAGTGATCGTACCCTTGCTTCACTAGATCAGTATGGAACTGTATAACCTCCTCAGTGTAGTCATGAGCATAGGTATCGAAGTTCTTATACTTGAACAGTCTGCCATCTACATCTCTACTTACCTCATAGACTATATTGAGTCCTCTACTGTTCAGAGACAGTGTATCCACATGCGACTTAGTATACTGACCGTAGTATCCATTGGACAGTATACTGATAGGCAGCTTCTGCCATACTTCATAGAAGCAGTCCTTATGAGGTACATTGTAGTTGAACTGTAGTACATTACGATATACTCTAGTGAATCCCTTCTGTATCAGCTGTTCGTCTACATACTGCTTCTGTCCCTTGACCTTGTAGTCATTCTCTATGATCAGCATACTGATATCATCAAGGATCTGTGGGAAGTCCTGTATTATATAGTAGAATGCTCCCTCACAGTCCGCTACCACTACATCGAATCTGTGATACTTCTGTACCAGATAGTCGTAGTCTATGCTCCTAATCTCAGAGTATCCTTCAGGTATGGACTCTCCATCCTTGAGAGGTATAGTATGCTGTCCAATCCTATATCTATTAGTGGTATGCCTATAGATCAGCTTACCCTTAGTGAGAGCTCCCATCTCCAGATTGATATCTAGACCATTACTCTTGACATTGTGTCTAAGAGTACTCTCTATAGCATTGTTACACTCTACTACGACAGGTGGAGTATCACACAATGAGGCTATGATACAGGTATTAGTACCTATATCTGCACCTATCTCCAGTACCTTGTGATGTCTCTGTAGGTATGTGACTGCCATCACCTGCTCATCCAGTTCATCAGTAAACTGTCCACCCTTCAGCTTCAGTCTCTTGTGCAGTTCAGTCAATCTGTCAGGCAGTCTATACTGTCCTACCTCATACACTTCAGTACCCTTCTCGCTGATCAGCTTCACATTCTTCTTGACACCTACCACCGGATCTCCTCCGAAGATAGCGCTTCTGCTCTCATCTGTTCTAGGTATATATCCCTTGTACAGATGTGTAACATCCACATACTTATCACCGTTACCATAGAGTACTTGCGTCATTTACTGTACATCGATTATATACTCAGTATACTGTAGATAGTGCACAGTATCTCTTCACTGTACTAATCTCTAGTACAGATGTACTGATACCATGATACAGTCCCTCTCAGCTACTGGTCTACTGTACAGTCATTCTATCACAGTAATGTCCTCTCCTATCTACCATGAAGAACTATCCATCTAATCCTTAGTACTGTACAGTACACATATATCTATTAGTCTACTGTACAGTACACATATATCTATTAGTCTACTGTACAGTACACATATATCTATTAGTCTACTGTACAGTACACATATATCTATTAGTCTACTGTACAGTCACTCTATCTACTGGACTGCATTAGAGTAAGAGTAGTATATAATAAATTATGTATAGTACATACACTACCTACGATAGCTACAGTACAGACACTTGATTATAGTAGGGGACAGTTGCACTGATCTGATGAGTGCTAAGATAGTGATTGATGCAGATACTATTATATCTAGAGAAGAGTATGAGCATGCAGACTGTTGGTACGAGTGTAACTGGCTCAGTACTGGAGTAACGTCTGGATATTCATGCCTATACCTGAACAGTACTGCTCTTCTATAGTATTAGATGGAAGACTGAGATGCGTACCAAGCTGCTTCTTCAATGGTACGTACCCGGGAGTCAGCTACGATATACACTACAATAAGAGCACCAATAATAAGAGGTATCACGTCATCTGTACGGTCAAGTATAGGAATAGAGGGACAGATGATACAGTCAATAAGAGACTGCTCAAGGTCAGATTCCTAGATGATAGACCCACAGTATCTGATAGAGAGGGGTATACTCCATCAGACTAGTCTTCTCTATTGAACTGCTATCAAGACAGACTGTAAGAGATACTGTCAAGAGACTGAAGAAGAGACTAGCGTACGACTGTACTGAAGTCAGATCCATAACTACAAGCAGACTGATAGAGAACACTAGTGGTATATACACGACACTCACTGTCAGAGAATCAGGCTATCACATCTACGACTACTTAGCACTATTAGTAGATGTGATATATCTGACAGTATCGACTATGTGATAGCTGATACATGGATACGTACGATAGACTAGTATCTGTATAGTGGACTCAAGAATCAGACTCTGGTATACAGAATAGAAGAGTGCACATATCATCAGTGCAATAGATAGAGTAGCTGTACTAGGAATCGGCCTAGTATATGGAGTAGCTGTCCTACTAACGACCGAAGGGAACGACTGGAAGGAGTAGCCGATGAAAGAGGCGTTGTAGTCGAGGAATGAACGACCGAAGGGAGTAGCCGACGAAGGAGGCGTTGACGTTGTAGCCGACGAAGGAGGCGTTGACGTTGGCGTTATCAGCTCCATACTGGTTATTACAGCCGACTTATGGCTGTAATCACCTACAACAACTCTCCTCTTATTAGGCGCATTCCTCACTGTACAGTCTACTCTCTCTAGTTACAGTACTACTCCTCTTAGGTGACTACTCTAGTATACTGCGACTAGTACAGTACCGTAAGGATAGTACGCAGAAATGAAGTACTGTAACTGTGTTAAGACCTTGGCGGCGTACTACTACTGGAACAGCTACACTATCCATACTGTGACTTATGGCGATAAAGAGAAGACTGAGACTGTCCTACTTGGAGTACAGGCTGATCTACTAGTAGTATGAGCCTAGAGTATAGACTGTCCTACTTAGAGTACAGACCACTCATTCAATGGTAACACATGTCCGGTATAAGGACATGTGTTCTCTCTCTCTTACTCTCCCTCTCTCTTTCTATGTACAGACTCTCTCTACTCTAGAGCCATTTAGTCACTATCAACTTGCCGTCTACCGTAGGCGGTACACTGTCTTCAGTCTCTCTATTGTACTGGCCTATACTGTAGATGAAGCCGTCATCATCCGTAGATATGTCTATATAACAGTAGCTCTTATCCTTGAGTTCAGGAGCAGCTGCACTATCTACTACTAGTAGAGGCTTATATGCTATGCAGATGTAGACTTCGTCGCTTTCGTATAGATCGATATAGCTGTACTCTTTAGTAGGCTGCCCACACCACTTATATAGACTGATCTCTCCGACAGTCTGCTCTATTAAGGAGACATCTCCCTTAAGTATACCCTTCTTCATATGCATAGGACTCACGCTGACTATCTTATCTGCAGTATTGAGTGTAGCACTACTTACTCCATATACACTGTACTCTACGAATCCTATGTGATAGCTGCTATCTATCAGATCTGCGCACTCCTTCCTAGCAGTCTCGTACAGCTGTGCAAATACACAGCTTCTACTCTGCTCCTCCTCACTTGCATCCACTAGAGTATAGTACAGTGTATGATCAGGATCCTGCTCTGTATGTATACAGTCACAGTCTCCATCATCTATAGGTACAGTCACGCCAAGCACTACTATACCGTAGGTCTGATACGCATGATTACGTACACTGATCAGAGTGTTCATACGCTTAATATCTCGCAGTGCACTCTCCATTCTCTTAGTCTGCAAGTCGACAGTCTGCTCGTATAGCTTGTCCTCACATAGGTATACGCTCTGCTTAATGCAGTCTAGACAGTAGCTGATATCCTTCTTAAGTACTGAGTGATTCATGATGATTTACTCCTACTATCACCTTAAGAGACAGTACGATGGACTGCTCCCATGGCGTTCCAGTACAGTCTCAGTACTGTATATAGCTGCTTAAGCCCAGTAATGCAGCTGTACTGTAACTCGACCTAAACCCTAAGAGAATATTGGAACAGATGGCACTGTTCCCCTTGTTCCATGCCTATTCTATAGTGAATTATAGTATAAAGAGAGTATGGATAGGAAGATAGCAGCTGATACTAAGTCGCCATTCAATGAAGATAATCAGATGCTTGACTGGCAGCAGAGTATAATAGATCTGCTAGATGAGGAGCCTGATCGTAGAATTATACACTGGTACTATGGCGAGGGTATATACTATGATATACTAGATATAACTAAGCATATGATAATGGAGTATGAGAGTGTAGGTCTATGCAGTCCTACTGCTAATAAGGCTAATCAGCAGTCTATAGCTAGATATATTAAGAGGACAGGTCTGTCTCCTAAGATGATACTATTCAATCTGACTGATAGTAAGATCAGTAGACGTACCTATCAGATAATAGAGGAGCAGAAGAATGCCATGTTCTACGTTAAGGGTCAGCCTATAATCTATAAGAGTCCTCATGTAGTAGTGCTGTCTACTCTACCACCAGATACTAGTATGTACAGTGAAGGTAAACTGAAGATAGTACATATTGAGTAGAGGCATCTGATATACATATTAGTAGAGGACTAATATGTAATACTGATTATAGTATTCTAGACAGCATGATACTATACATACAGTCTATCGCTGTCATATCATAGAGACAGATGCAGCATATATACGATATTACGATACATCAACAGTAAGTCTAACGTCAGATCTGTATATGAGGAGTCTAAGTACGTAGATAGGTCGCGAGTAATGCGTATGTCACTCACTGTATCGTGTAATCTCAGTACTGTACCTGATCTATCAATACTCAAGAGACTGAGAGAAGTATCAGTTAGTAGAGCAGTAGATGCTCGTAGTAGACCACATATTAGTGTACATATAGACATGTTCGAGCAGCTGCAGTATCTAGAGAAGCTGTCTCTCTATCACTGTGATCTAGTGACTGATAAGAGTAAGATACAGCTTCCATCTAGACTAGAGATACTGTATATACAGTACTGTGATTCATCTGATCAGAGTGTGAATGATAATATGATAGTAGACAATCTTCCTATATCAGTGGAGAAGCTGACACTAATCTCTAATGAGCTGGACTGCGATGAAGTCTTTGAGTCGAGGACAGACCTGTCTAATCTACAGTGGATCTGTGCAGATGCACTACGTATAGATAGAGTGATGGGACTGCTGAACTGTTATTCTAATATCGATGAGCTGCGTCTACATCGCATTCATGGCGACTGTTCTGGACTGCTGGATGAGATATGCAGACATAACACCCTGAGAATAGTAAGGATTAACTCGATGCTTATGTACGGTATATCTAAGAGTCTATATGAGAACGGTACACTAGAAGAAGTATAGTTGTCAGGCTGCTATATAGAGGACAGACTAGACGGTAGATTCAAGTCAGATAGGCCGAGAATACTAGACCTGTCAGATAATCTTATAGATGGAGATCTAGACAGATACGTAGTACTGCACGGTCCTAATCTCTAGAGCAGCTGTATCTCAATATGAACATGGTATCATGTACTATCTATCTATCTACCAGAGAAGCTACAAAAGAAGTACAACAGCGATGATATAGCAGTCAGACTACTCCGCCGTTCACCCTATACAGTGTCACATTATGATGACTAGATGGAGGGAGATAGCAGACTGTCTCCACCAATAGTAGAGTCAGTGAATGAGCCACACATTACCATATAGTAATGTGTCTACATCTGCCACTCAGTTCTAGTGCAGACTGCTATATTAGAGGTCTGATTATTGGTACCATTGAGTGGTCAGTACAGTATGCATCTATGGTACATTACATAGACTTAGTGGTGATACTATTAGGAACTGACTGAGGATAGAGCGACTGTGCAGTAAATAGTCTGTCCCTATATAAATAGCGCTTATGTATACTATACTCGTACTTGTATTGACGACACTATTTATTGGAGCAGCTGCTGACGATTACTGTCAGCCTACTCAGTATGCTAAGAGTATGCTGGTATCTGGTCCATCATCTGATACAGTTAATGTGACTGTACTAGAGCTAGAGCATATGTACGTCTATTCAGCTGAAGGCTTCGTACTCAGTCCTAGTAATGGTGGACCTGTCACTAGTAGAGGACTGCTGATCATACCTGATGAGAATGTGCATGGAGGATCGTACAGTCCCTATGCATGGGATATGGCTACAGTAGGTCATCATGTAGTGATACTGAAGTCAATCACTGGTAAGTCAGACGTAGAAGTATATGGACTGATTGTAGATGCATTGGATGCTGATCTAGATCTACACGCCTGGACTCTACTTGGACATGGTAGAGGTGGACAGCTAGCTGCTAAGTATGCTAAGATAGACAATGGAGCTAAGATACTAGGAGTAGTACTGTTAGCAGCAGACTTCAACGTACATCTTGGCGATGATAAGAGAGGACTGACTGTAGTCTATGGCCTAGATGATAAGCTAGTAGCTGCACAGACTGTTAAGGATGCGATCAGTATCTACGGATCGTACGAGACTCACGTAGTATACTATGACTTTGAGCATATGGACTTCGCATTCTCCTTATGTACAGATGATGACTTACTGCCATCAGACGCTGACTTCGCCTTCGAGAAGTTCCCCCTCTTCTCACTACCTAATAGTGGAGTCAGAGTGCTGAACAGTAATAACAAGCTGAACAGTAATAGACTACTAGTACCTCCACTCTACAGAGTACTTAGAGTATCCTACTTAAATGAAGATAGAGACTGGATAGAGGTAGATGACAGTGGAGCATTCAATGTAGCTGCTAAGCTCACACACTTAGAGATAGTGGTCGATAGTAGGAAGAATGGCTACTCAGATCTCAAGGAGCTGCTCAATAATAAGAGGGTAGAGCTCGTGTTTGAGAACATACTGACTAGGAAGACAGACACTGTATACTTCTATCTCTCGCAGAACGCAGACATCAATCTCAGCAGAGGTACTGCCATTAAGGACACCCTCACTAATCATGCATACATCTCTCTTGGACTCTTAGCCTGGAGATATGGAGATCAGAGAGGACTGCACTTCGGAGCAGACTACATACTCGAAGTAGATAATGCTGATCCTAATATACCAGTACCTGCTAGATGGTACGTCTGGAATAATGAGACTGCTACCAGAGGAATAGTCTTCTACACTGGAGGTGCACTTCATCCTACAGGCTATGGAGGCTTAGCTACTGAACTAAGGAATAGAGGATATACTGTAGTGATACCAGCTGCTACACAGCGTTCATCCCTCCATGCAATTAGAGAAGGACAGCGTATAGTCAATCACAGTAACTTCACTCATCTAGAGAAGTGGACACTCAGCGGTCACTCTCTTGGAGGAATGGCTGCTGGTATGTCCTACGTTATAGCTCCATCTCCTAAGTACGACTCTATCATGATGTATGCAGGCAGACTAGCTATGGACTATACCTTCAGAACAGTACCAGTCTGCAACATCTTCGGTACACTAGATGACGTCAATCCTGGAGGCTACATGCGTTACAAAGATGAGTTCGGTCCATACAATCCAGCAGTAACTGACTTCTTCATCGTAGAGGGGGCTAACCACTACTATGTCGGAGACTACGGAGATCAAGTCGACAGTATCGCTACGATCTGTAGAGATGAACAGCAGAGGATAATGGCTGACATCTCCCAACAGTGGCTACAATCCTTGTAACTGTGTTCAGTTGCTATGCTCCTTCACTGACTCGAGAGCTTATCCTAAGTCCTCTTCGCCGTTCGGTCACTTCATTCACTCACTGTGTTCACTCACTGTGTTCACTCACTGGTTGAGTAATCTAGACTAGATACTGTACATCAACTATCATATTAACAGACCAGCTAATATGATACAGGGACTGTCTTACTATACAGATATACTCAGAGCTGTCGTAGAGAACTCAGCCTATCTCTAAGACTAATAGTAGTACAGTATGTAGCTGATCACTAGTACAGTATATAGCTGATTACTAGTACAGCTAATTAGAGTAATGCTAGTATCAGTTGGGCTGCTATTCAGTACAGCTACTACACTGATTACTAGTATAGATGTAGTGCAGTATATAGCTGATCACTAGTACACATATGAGCTATTGTTCAGTACAGCTACTGTACTAGTGTGAATATAGTGTGAGACTGTTCACTCATATATATGTCCAGTAATCCTATCCTATACTGTACAGTCATAGACTAATTACTGGACTGTTCGTATAGATAATAACTCACTCTAGTGTACTGGCGATTAGTATACATCTGCAGTAATCAGTCTCATACTGTACTACTGATCAGTCTGTACATCTATACGAGAGAGCAGCTGTCCATACTGTCTACAATTAGTATGTTAACTGTACATTAACAATACACTATCTATACTGAACAGCAGTCTCATCTGCACTGTCCGTACTACTAATCAGTATAGTAACTGTACTGAAGAGTATCTCTCGCCTGTATTGGTAATCAGCTACATACTGTATTGGTAATATATACCAGACAGATGGTTAGCTCTAACTGATGCACCAGAGAGTAAGGTATATGATGGGTATACTTACGTACTGATCAGATGAGTACATATGACAATAGTAGAACAGTCATATGTAGAATATAGATAGCTTACAAACTATGGATATAGTAGAAGTAGATACAGTCATACTACCGTTATCAGATCTAGTAGCTGCACTACAAGAGCTAGATATAGAAGGAAGTACAGGTCCTCAGGGTAGTACTGGACCTCAAGGAAGTACAGGTCCTCAAGGTAGTGTAGGGCCTCAGGGTAGTACAGGTCCTCAAGGTAGTGTAGGGCCTCAGGGTAGTACTGGACCTCAAGGAAGTACTGGACCTCAAGGAAGTACAGGTCCTCAAGGAAGTACAGGTCCTCAAGGTAGTGTAGGGCCTCAGGGTAGTACTGGACCTCAAGGAAGTACTGGACCTCAAGGAAGTACTGGACCTCAAGGAAGTACTGGACCTCAAGGAAGTACTGGACCTCAAGGAAGTACAGGTCCTCAAGGAAGTACAGGTCCTCAAGGTAGTGTAGGGCCTCAGGGTAGTACTGGACCTCAAGGAAGTACAGGTCCTCAAGGAAGTACAGGACCTCAGGGTAGTACAGGTCCGCAGGGACGGCCTGGAGAACCAGGTCCTACTGGAGATCAGGGACCAGAAGGTAGCACTGGACCACAAGGATTTACTGGCAGTATAGGGGCTACAGGATACACGGGACCACAGGGAAGTACAGGCCCTCAAGGAAGTACTGGCCCTCAGGGTAGTGCAGGTCCTCAAGGAAGTACAGGATCTCAAGGAAGTACAGGTCCTCAGGGTAGTACTGGACCTCAAGGAAGTACAGGTCCTCAGGGTAGTGCAGGACCTCAGGGTAGTACAGGTCCTCAAGGAAGTACAGGTCCTCAAGGAAGTACTGGCCCTCAAGGAGAGTCAGGAGCTACTGGAGCACAGGGAATAGAAGGCAGTACTGGACCTACAGGCTATACTGGACCTACAGGGTATACAGGATATACTGGGTGGACTGGAGATACAGGTCCTGCAGGATCAGGACTAACATACATAGATGATGGACTGTTAGTGACAAGCTGTACATCAGGTGATATACATTATATCACACCCAATACTATTGATACTAATGCTACTCTGGGTCTGATACCATTAGGTAATGGTGCTATAGTTGCAGACTTAGACGGAGAATGTAGAGGTATTAATGCTATAGATCTGCAGATGAATAGAACTGCTCCTAATCAAGTGGCTAGAGGAGATAGGAGTACTATAATAGGCGGACAGAATAATAGAGTACACCATCATGACTCACATATATTAGGCAGCTCTGATAGTACTATATATACTGAGCGAGCTTTTGGTATTGCTGCCAATCACAATATTATAGTAGGAGGGCAGGGTAATAACATAGGTGATCAGAGTAACCCATGGTCTATAATAAAGCATTCTAATATACTAGGTGGTAACAATAACAGTATCATTATGACATATAATTATGATCCCGAATTTTTTCGCCGTAGCATGTCCAATCATACTATCATTGGTGGTATAGATAATACTATAGATCTTAGACCAAGCGTTTCACCTTCACCTAATCTACTTCATAATGTTGTATTATTGGGAGGACAGGGTCTAGTTAACAGTGATAACAATGACCATGTAGTGATAGGTAGATATAATGACGTTAGATTCGGATCTGATATTAATAGACCAAGCACGGCTAGAGATGGAACAGTTATACAGTTCAATGCAGATGGCACTACTGAAGAATATCAGGGAGATGGTAGGTCCCCAGTACTGTTCCAAGTAGGATATGGATCTGGTCCTGCTACTGTTGATAGAAAAGATGTCTTCTTAGTGAATAGAGAGGGAGTAACATGGACTAGAAGGCTATATACGTGCGCATTTGGATCTGACTACGCAGAGACATTCAGAGTAGCAGACTGCTCAGTAACTCCAAAGGCAGGTGACCTAATAACAGTAGATAGTACTGGAGCTGCACATCTATTCTCTGAGGATCATCTCAAGCGTAAGGACATGAGAATCGTAGGTATAGTATCCAGTACTCCTACCATAGTAGGTGAGGGCAAGTCCCTACTTAAACATGAGAGAGATCCTGATACTCTAGAGCTCATACTAGATGAAGATGAGCAGCCTGTATTGAGAGAAGGATATACGGAGGATAGTACTGTAAGAGAAGTAACAGTAGGATTAGTAGGCAGAGTACTACTTAAAGATAAGTGGTTACCCTATATACCAGATAGATGGCTAGCTCTGACCCATGCACCAGAGAGTAAACTGTACAGTGGATATACATACGTACTGATCATCTAGAAGTCAGCACATGTACTACGCCTAGTATACAGTCCTACCAGCAGTCTGATCTACAGTACTATTCGACCTAGTGTTCAGTACTATTATACGACCTATTGAACTGCAGTACCAATACTCAGTCTGTACTATTAATATATATCACTACAATACATGATATATATCTAGACTATTACCTCTCTGAATACTACATCTGATCCTATATGTAGAGGGCAGTCTATCTGACTATTGATCAGTACTATTCCATCCAATCTGTTCTCTCCACCTTCTATAGTCATACACTCTGTTATATGTGCATTATACAGGTACAGTAATGTAACAGTATCATACAGTACTACTGCTAGTCTAGACTGATCTGGTAGTACTATCTCATGGACAGTTGGTCTTCCTACATCTGATATATATTGAGCTAATGGTCCTCTATATATACGCAGTCTATGATCTAGTTCATAAGTACTGTACTGCAGATCAGTTCCATTACTGTGTCCTGCTCTCCGTTCAATATATCCGTAGAAGTCCTCTAAGTCTACTGGACTGATTACTCTAGCGAAGTCTGACGCGTACCTCATTTAATATAGTAGTTAATCCCAGTACTATATGCTGCTAATCCTAGTACTCCTACCTCCACTAATCCCAGTACTATACCTCTACTAATCACTGTAACTGTACGCAGCCTGTTCTCCTTCTACTTGTCCATCTGTGCAGATATACTGTAGTGATATGGACTGTAGTTGTTGTTTAGATAGTAGAGTATCTAGCCAGTCTGGATTAACGTAAGATCCATCATCTGATCTATCGAATACTCCGTGCAGCTCCAGAGTAGAGAGTGCTGTATCCTTAAGACAGGACCAATCTACTGAGTGAATACACTGATCACTGGAGAGAGCAGTCCACTCTATCAGCTCTTCATCTATCTCAGATCCTCCTACATCGACAGCATTCTCTGGTCTGTATCTCTTGACCTTGAGTGTACTGAGCTTACTGTTATTGCTGCTCACTATTGGTAGAGTCTGCATATAGTAGCAGATTACTGCAGTCTCTAACTGGGATAGTCCAGACAGATTGATAGGCTGATCTGGAATACTCACAGTGAATGCCTTGATCTTCAGTACCTGGAGTGCAGTCAGTCTATCTAGTACAGGCTGAATATCTAGTCCTCGGAGTCCATCTATATACCTAGACTAGGTACATTGAGTATCTGCTCAGTAGACAGCCCCCTCTATCCTAATGATAACTCCCTTGAGAGTCAGACTCTGTAGCTGATCCATACTGTTGAACAGATCAGCTCTAACATGCGCCCCTCTATGGAAGTCCCAAGCATCTATAACTATAGTACTCAGTGTAAAGTACATACTTATAGAGACTGGTACATCGCACAGATGTGAGTACAGAAAGGTACCATCCTCCTCAACATAGTCTGGATCAGCAGCATCTGAACAGCATCCATCTATCTTAGGCAGCTTAGTGACTGTACTATCCACCTTAAGAGTAGTGTCAGTGCAGAGATACATCAGTTCAAGATCAGTAGCATTCATCAGTATATGGTATTTACCAGTACTCGTATCACCAGTAGATAGTATCACGAGATGCATTATTAAGCTGTCCACAGATGGTATACATAGTAGTGTATCTACTACTATGTACTGTAGAATGAGTCGGTGTGAGGTATAGTGTGACAGTCTATATATTCAGCTCTATCACTACAGCAGCTGAATCTGCATCCTTCATCTTGTCTGTATGCTTGACCTTACCGCTATCAGATGAATGATAGGTATCTGGTATCTTCTCTATCTTCTGTATGTAGCTCAGCTCATCAGTAGATATAGTACGGACTGTATTGTATAGCTTGATTCTACGCATATCCTGTAGCTGTTCATTAGCACTATTAATGGCATCTATACAGTACTCGTATGACTGTCTCTTAGACAGCTCACCATTAAGATACTGCTTCAGATGCTCATTGATAGACATGCACATGTTCTCCAATACAGCTCTCTCATCTCTAGCCTTATCCAGCTTAGTCATGTTAGTGCGACAGATGCTGATGAATCTCTTCCTATCTATGCTACCTTCTATGTACTTCAGTCTGGCCTTCTCATTAGTCAGCGAGTCATAGGTAACGATCATATTATCACACACCTCTCTGTACTTGTGCATGAACCTACACATCTCAGATAGTGATGCAGACTTCTCTCTAAGCTGTCCATACTGTACCCATCCATCCTCACTAGTATCTGATACAGTACTGACTTCTATACCCAGCTCCTTCATCCTCTTCATGTACTCTGCACGATGAGGGTTGTGAAAGTGCTCCTTAGTTATAGGCTTCATAGTATTCCATCTGAAGCCTGTATTACATGTGGTGCACCACATATCATTACAGCCAGAGATCTTATGTATGAATGTCTTACAGTTAGGACATGGTCTAGCACTGAGTAGTATCTGCTTGAAGCTCTGTATATCATCCTCACGACAGACATGTACAGTCCCATCCTCTTCCTCGTCAGTATCCCCTCCAGATGCTGTACTATCTAGATCGCAGTCTTCACGCTTCGTATCACGTGCTATCTCTCTCTGATTCCTGGAGATATACTTCTTCTCGACCTCTCCACACCTCTTACAGACTATACTACCGCACTTAACGCAGGTCCACGATATATCAGTATATCCACCACAGCCATCTACCTGACAGCGCACTGATGACATGTATCCCTTCTTCAGTATCTTCTGCACATCCTCATCCTCTTCATCACCTGTACCTCCATACTTAGCGGTATAGGCCTTATTGATGTTATTGTACTCTTCGTAGGCAGCCTTGACTGTCTTCATATGCTTCTTGTATACAGCTATTGCCTCATCTATCTTCTCATCAGTACTACTCTCTAAGAAGGTACTTACACTGTCCATATTACTAGGGTTAGATGGCTTAAGAGCAGTATCTAACCAGATGCTAGAGCTGCGTATCATCTCCTGCAGATGAGCTCTAGCTCTCTGTAGTGCCTTCAAGTCATGGTACTTGACTATGTGCTGCTGCTCTACCTCAAAGAGTAGTTCAGCTGCATGCTTCAGTAGCTTATCACAGTCCACCTTCTTGAACATCTGATACAGAGTCTTCCTCGTGAACAGTGCACCACAGTCCTGAGTATACATACAGCTATGCACTGTACCTCCCAGCAGATAAGTAAGGTAACAGTCCCTGCATGCTTTCCCTCCACAGCACGGACTAGTAACCATATACTTAATGACTGCAGTACGCTCATAGCATATAGGACACTCTTCTCCACTATTAGACATTACTATCGTTTTGCACAGTATACTCCATAACACTGACTGTCTGCTATATCTAGTAGGTGATTCAGTCCATCGTCTAATAGTAGAGATGACAGCTATATACTCTACACTGCTTCGTGGTCTAGTATCTCACTCTATACTCCTAGTAGATATGCAGCTGTCCACACTCCAGTACTCAGTATGTACTCCTAGTAGATATGCAGCTGTCCACACTCCAGTACTCAGTATGTACTCCTAGTAGATATGCAGCTGTCCACACT